ATGGAACCGAGAGGCAGCGACCTCGGCGATTTCAGCGAGCCGTACCGCGGCTTCGAGATCGAGGTGAAGACCGAGCAGGTCTGGGACGGCGAGCATGTGCATTACCGCGTGCTGCAGGGCGATGCCGTGCGGATCGACTGGCGGCTCGTCAAGGTGGACGGGATCCTGCTGACCGAGCGACGCGTGATCGAGCGCGTGCTGGACGAGGCGCGGCGGGCGGTCGATGCGGAGCTGGGCGAGGGGTAGCGTGCATGCCGGGCAGGCCTGCCCGCTGTTGCGGTAAAATGCCGGGTTGTTTCCGCGCCGTCTGGCCTGTTGCCCGAAATCCATGTCCGTACCGTCCTCGCTTCCTCCCCGCCGCGTATCCGTCGCGCCCATGCTCGACTGGACCGATCGTCATTGCCGTTCGTTCCACCGGACGCTGACGCGCGATACGTGGCTGTATACGGAAATGATCACGACGGGCGCGCTGTTGTTCGGCGATGCCCAGCGGCATCTTGCGTTCACGCCGAACGAATCGCCGGTCGCGCTGCAGTTGGGCGGCAGCGAGCGCGACGATCTTGCGCGCGCGGCGAAGCTCGGCGAGCAGTGGGGCTACGACGAAATCAACCTGAATTGCGGATGTCCGTCCGAGCGTGTGCAGCGCGGCGCGTTCGGCGCGTGCCTGATGAACGAACCGCAGCTCGTCGCGGACTGCGTGAAGGCGATGCGCGATGCGGTGTCGGTGCCGGTCACGGTCAAGCACCGGATCGGTGTCGACGCGGTCGAGGACTACGCATTCGTGCGCGACTTCGTCGGCACGGTGGCCGAGGCTGGCTGCGAAACGTTCGTCGTGCATGCACGCAATGCGATCCTGAAAGGGTTGTCGCCGAAAGAGAACCGTGAGATCCCGCCGCTCAAGTACGACTATGCGTATCGGTTGAAGCGCGATTTTCCTTCGCTCGAGATCGTCATCAACGGCGGCATCACGACGCTCGACGAGGTTGCGCAGCATCTCGAGCATGTAGACGGCGTGATGCTCGGCCGCGAGGCGTATCACAACCCGTACGTGCTCGCGGAGGTCGATGCACGCTTCTATGGGTCGACCGCAGCGACGCCGACGCGCGAAGAGGCCGAAGCGAAGCTGATCGAATACTGCGCGGCCGAACTGAAGCGCGGCACCTACCTCGGCGCGATCGTGCGGCATGCGCTCGGACTGTATCGCGGCATGCCCGGTGCACGTGGCTGGCGTCGTGTGCTGTCGGACAACAAGAAGCTCGCACGCGGCGATCTGGCCGTGTTCGACGAGGCGCGCGCGCATCTGAACGAGGCCGAAGAAGTTTTTGAAAAAAAAGCTTTGCAAGATTCAAAAGTGTTCGTATAATCTTGTTCTTCGCTGCTGAAACACAAAAGCAGCGAAGAACAAAAAAAGCAGTAACAGTGGTGGCTGTAGCTCAGTTGGTAGAGTCCAGGATTGTGATTCCTGTCGTCGTGGGTTCGAGTCCCATCAGCCACCCCAACAAATTCAATGACTTGCAGCACGGTTAATCGATCGCGTTACAAGTTTTGGAAGATGAGATTCCAAATTTTGGAAGATCTTCCGAAAAAGAAAACCCGCCACTGAGCGGGTTTTTTTATTTCCGGCTTTAACGCGTCGCGCGCACTTTTCTTTGCCGTCGGCGGTCGTATGTCTTTCGCACCATGCGTTCGTCTGCATGGCCCGTCGCGTCGATGATGCGGTCGTCGCCTTCCTCCTGGCGATCGGTCACGGCGGCCGGCCGCATGTCGCGCAGTGCGAAGCGCTCGAACGGTATACCGCGCGCCTGCGCTTCCTTCTCGCAGTAGCCCATCAGCCGCGACCAGTTCGTGTTCCATCCGCTGCGCGTGTACACCTGCCCGGCCGTGTTGCCGAAGACGTGCACGCTCGACGTGCGCTGCAGCGCGAGCGCCTCGTCGATCACGGCCTTCAGCTCAGGCGACCACAGCACGAGCTTCACGCGCTGCTGCTCGCCGGCCTTCCGTTTCCCGATCGGCACCTCGACGCCTTCCGGCTTGATGCCCTGGCGGTGCAGCTCGCGCATCTCGGTCGGACGGCTGACGGTCAGGTACGCAGCCTGCACGCACAGCGCGAGAATCAGATATGCCGAGCTGGGGTGTTGGTCGCCAACGCTTCGCCGCGATCGTGCGACCTCGACCGCGAGTTCGATTTCGTCCTGCGTCACATACCGCTGGCGCGGCCGCGTCGGGTTGTACTCGATGCCGCGGCACGGATTCGTTTCGAGATCGCCGCGGCGCCGGCCGTATTCAAGGACCGCGGACAGGAGGGCGATTTCCTTGTTTGCCTTCGCCGGCGCGCCGAGCTGCGCACGCTTGTCAAGGTAGCCATACACGTGCTTGGGCTTGATCGCGGCCGGCGCCATCTTCCCGAAGACCTTGACCAGGCGCTTCGACTCGACTCGGTTTTCGTCGAGGGTGGACTGTGCCTTGCGCCGCTCGTCGGTATGAGGCAGACCGTCCTGCCACTCAAAGTACCGCGCGACGAGCGCCTCGACCGTTCCGGGCTCGATCGCGTTCCCGTTTAGCGCTTCGGCGCGCTCGATCGCCTGCTTCCGGATCTCGGCCAGAGCTTCCTTGTTGTGCGCGGGCGCCGACAGGCGGAAAGCCCAGCGGCCGTTCGGCAGCTTGTAGCCGAAGCTGACCTTGTGCTTTCCGTAGTTGGCGTAGAGCCGGAACGGCAATCCGTCCGGCCGTTTGCGTCGTCCGATCATGCTGCGAGTGCGTCGAAATTCGGTTCTTGTTCTGCGGCGGCGCGCGACTGCCGCGCGTGCGCCGTCGGCGGCGCGGTGCCGTTCATGCGAGCGTCGTAATACTCGCGCGCGACGAGCGGCACGCCGGCGATGTTGACCGCGAACGGCCAGTGATTGCGCTCGAGCCAGCGCTTCATGCACGCGTGGCTGCGCGGCTTGCAGCCGACCAGCTCGGCCAGCTCCGGCGTCGTGAGATAGAGGCTCATGATTCGATCCTCCGAAATTCAACAACCCACACCCACGGGTTCGCATCCCAGCCGTGACCGCGCGCGGCGTTCAAGCCGTCCCAAAGCTTGCGGAACTGCGCGACAGTGCCCACGACCGGATCGACGCGCCGGGCGGCGCGCCGCGGATCGGGAATGCCTTCGGCGATCGCCTCGTCCCATTCGATGCACTGCAGGCGCTCGGCGCACACGCCGGTGATCTCGAGCGTGATGCGCGACGCCGCTCGCGGCATATGGATCGACGGTCGCCAGTCGCGGTATTTGCCTTCCGGTGACTTCTCACCGTCGGGCCCGTGCGGGTCGTCGAGGTAATCGGCGCGGTAGAACACCAGGCAGTCGCCGTCGTATGGCCCGAGCGGATGATTGCTGTGCTGCCACGTTTCGCGGACGTACAGGTGATCGCCGACCTCGCCGTATGGGCACGGCTGGGCCCAATCGAGCAGGGAGCCGCCATCGAATGCCCAGAAGTGCGTGCGCGGGTCTGGATGGTGAAACGTGAAGACGTCGCGCGTCTCCGCGGGAGGCTGCGACTTCACCGGGCGGCGCGTCTGCGTTTTACGGCCCTCGATGATGGCGCGCACCATCGGGCCGCTGAACAGGATAGGGCGTTCTTTCACGGGCGGCTCCATTCGATGAGAGGGGTGTCATACCCGAGGAACAGCGGGTGCTTCGGGTCGCCTTTCGAGGTCAGACCGAACACCTTCACTGGCTTGCCGGCGGCGCGCAGCATCCCGGCGACGACGTCGAGGCGCGGCCGCATGCATTTCGGCAGCTTGCCGCGATCGCCCCAGCAAGGAACGAGCAGATCGGCGTCGGCGATGATCTGCGCGAGGTGCGCGTCGTTCTCGGGACCGATGGGATCGACGACGGCGACCAGGTCGTGGACGTTCGGCGAGCGCCATGCGAACGGGTTGCCTGCGATGTACTTCCGCGCGCCCCAGCGGTGCGCGAAGCCCGTCCATTTCAGATCGGTCTGGTCGCGCACGCTCGCGTCTGCGCGGGACGGGTTGACGCCGAAGAACGCGACGACGATGCCGGTCGGCGCGATCTCGCGCTCGAGGCGGTACCGGTAGCCACAGCAGCTGCTGATGATCGCGCTCATTGGGCACCTCCTGCCGCGGCGAGCCGCTTCAGCACGCTGGCCTTGACCGCCCGGAGTTGCGACCGCCGCGCGCGGCGGCGCTGCCGCGAATTACCGCTCGACCACACGTCCGGTGCGCAGTATTCGACGTACTCGCCAGTGTTGCAGCTCGGGCATGGGATATCGCCGCCGTTGAACAGCGGGCCGCCGGGCTCGTCGCAGCTATCCAGATCCCAGAGATAGCCGTCGATGCACATCGCGTCGATGTACGACGCACCGAAGTGCTTGCCGTCGTAGCCGCAGCTCATCGCCGCACCATCATGCAAAGGTCGGCGCGGCGCCGGATCTCGGACGCATAGGCGTCGAGGTCGCCGGTCATGACGAAGTGCGTGCGCGGCGCGGCCGGCACGCCGACATAGCCGTCGCGGGCCGCGGTGTGCTTCTCGGTACCCGCGATGATGTAGTTCGGCCGTTTCACGCGCAGGCAGCGCACGCGGGTGAGCGCGCCGTCGGTCGCGAGCTGCTCGAGCACGCCTCGCACGATCGCGGCGGATGTGCCGAAACGCTTCGCGAGATCGGACGGCGATTCTATCTGGCCCGGCGTCATCGCTGCGAGCACACGGTCGGCGGCCGGGATCTTCTTCGTGTACGTCATCACTTGCCTCCCTTCAGCGGTTCCGGATGCGTGTAGACGTGGAGGGCGGCCGGTAGCACGAGCGGCCCGGCGGCACGCTGGTGGAGCATCATCGCGAAGTTGCCGACGTCGACTGGATCGCCTTTTGCGACGTGCTCGACGAGCATGCGCGCGAGCGTCGAGACGTGGCACTGCTTCGGGTCGTCCCAGCCACCGCGGCCGGCGGCTCGCTTCTCGGCGAGCTTCGCCTTCATCGTCGCCGCGAAGCGGTCAACGGCCAGGTCGTCAGGGTGTCGCTCGGGCGGCGGCGCGGATTGGATCGCGAGGGCGAGCTCGCGCTCGGCAACCTGCGCAAAGCTCGATTCGACCCAGCCGTCCATCGACGAAGCGTGCTGCGTGCCGGCCGGGTCGCGGTTCGTGAACTCGCAGTAGCGGAGCACCCATTCGGGTGTCGGTGTGGCCGGCACGAGCGCGAAGCCTGCAGGGATAACCGCAGCGCCGTCGAGCGCGGCCACGAGCTTCGGGTGCAGCTCGAGCGTGTCGGCGGCCGGGTCGAGCAGCTCGTTGCGCGGGTCGAGCACGACGGTCATGCCGAACGTGACGCGGAACAGCGAACCTTTCTCGGCCGCGTCGAGGATCGCGGCGAGCGCACGCTTGCACTGCTCACGATCGTCGCTGTCGAACCGTTCGAGGTCGTCGGATTCGTCGGTCGACGGCATGTAGCCTTGCTCGAGCTGCTCGATGATGTTCGACACGTCGAGCGCTGCGTCGAGGTCGGCTTTGGAGGCACGAGCCATTTTCACGATGCGTCTCCTGCACTGGCAGTCGCACGGTCGATGCGTTCGATCTCCGCGACGATCATCGCCGCGGCCTTCACGAGGTTTCGCCGAGGAGTTGCCGGCTTGTACTGCCAGCCGTGCGGCCATGGATCGGGCGAGCCGATGCAGTCGTCGGCGTATGTCAGGCCGCCAGTAAGGCCGCACACGACGTCCGTGGCCGCATTGGACGCGAGAACGGCCAAGCCGGCAGCGGCATAGCTGAGCTGGCCCTGGTCGTTGTAGATATCATCGTCCTCTCGTGAGTGGCCCTCCTGCTCGATTTGGCGGTCTCGCTCGGAAAGTACGTCGCGCACTGCATTCGTCGTTGCAGCGCCTTCACCTGCTTCGCGTTTCGAGCGATCGCGGATGGACTCGGATTTCTTCTCACGCACATACAGCGCGACCGGGCCGTCCTCGGTGTCGTAGATCTCGATCAGCAGCCAGCCGTCACCGGTCGGCGCGCTCGGCGTCCAGAAGCTGCAGTTCGCGTTGTTGGACGCGAAGTACCGGTCGTACGTATCGCCGTCGACGTCGTTCTCCATGTGGATGAACGCGGCTTCGATCCCGAACGCGGCGAAGAATGTCTCGTAGTTCACGTCCTCGTCGAGGTACGGAACAGCAGGGTGCGACAGCATGCCGTCCTGATCGCGCACGATCGCGCGCGGCGTGAGGATCGCGCGGCGCAATCCTTCGAGGCTCAGCGGCGCGATGGGCTTCCCGCTGGCCAGGGATGTGATGCCATGAACGATGCCGATCGCGAGCATGCTGTTCGCCTGCACGGCATCCCGAAGAACATCGGCCGCGTCGAGAATCGACGGCCGCACGCGCGCCGCTGCGTGTTGCTCGAGCGTTTCGACCGTCTTGCCGACGAGGTTGTGGAGCTCGGCTTTCTCGTGCTCGGCTGTCGCGAGGGCGTTCCCATGGTCGAACGGCCCATCGATCAGCGACCAGGCGGACGCGTAGACCTGCGCCTGTTCCATGATGGTATCGGTCAGCGCGGCGGCGCGCGACGTATGGTTGGCGGTCATGCGGCCTCCGTCCTGCGCTCGGCGAGCGCCTCGTCGACCTTCGTACGCGATGCCGATCCGCGCGCGGCGCGCTGGCGGCGCAGTGCATGTGCGAGTTGCCATGCGTCATCCGTGAACGTGACCCAGTGTGTCGGCTTTCGCCCGAAGTCCGACAGCGGGCCGAGCAACTTTGCGGGCACGCGGCCGAAGGAAAGAATGCCGAGAGCCTCAAACTTGCGCAGGGCGACATGGTCGTGGGCGTTCATGCGCATGCCTTCGAGCAATCCGCCGTAGTCGACGCTGCACGATTCCGCGTAGAGGATGATGCTGCGCTCGACCTTCGTGAGCGTGGTGATATCGATGGTGGTCATGGTGTGGTCCTGTAGTTATCGGGGCATCCACTCCGTGCCGCGCACGATCCGTCCGACCGGTTCGAGCACGAGCACCTCGGATTCCTTTTCGCTGCGCACGAGGGCGCGGCCGCGGCGCTGGGCCTTCTCGAGCGATTCGTGGCGCTGCGGCTTGCAGTTGCGGCCGACGGTGACGAACAGCGGCGCGCCAGCGCCGACCGGGCCGAGCGTGAGCTCGTCGATGCGCGCTTCGAGCGTTGCCGCGTTCGCGCGCCAGGTGTCGGCCTTCCGCAGCGCGGCGTCGCGCTCGGCGGTGAGGCGCTCGACGTCGGCACGTAACTCGGCGATCGCGCGCGCAGAGTCGGCCGAGCGGACCACGATGGCCGGCAGATTCGTGGCGGCCGTGGCCGCCGACGTGGCCGCTGGCAGTGCTTGCTCGACCTGCGGCTGCGGCGGTTCTCCGCGCGACAGCCAGTACACGTATTCGTTGCCGCCGCCCGCGCGCTTCTCCCGTTCGACCTGGCCGCTCGCGTGCATCTTGTTGATCGCCTTCACGACGTCTAGGTGCGGCAGGCCTATACCGGTCGCGACGGTCTTGGCTGTCGCCTCGGCGACAGTGCTTAGGAAGGTTTCGATGTCTTCCGTCATGAGGTCCTCACACGTGCGGAAAGCTACAAGGGTGGGTGCTCGGCTCGCATATGGCAGCGGGGTAGCATGAAGTGCCGGCGCTGCAGACGTTGGCTTGTGACGGCGCCCACCCGTCACACCGAGCACCCACCGTTGAAGCCGGTGGAAAAAAGCGGGGCGAGACATCCGCCCCGGAAGTGCCGCGCGCTACGAGGGCGCGCGCGGCAGGCCACAGGGAAAGCGGTTATTCGGGGGAGCCGAGCAGGATCTTCGTTTCGGTCTGCGCTTCGATGTCCGACCAGATCGCACGGAACGCGTCTTCGAGCACCTTGTGCGGCCGCACCAGCTCGTACCAGATCGTCAGGCCGCCGTCCTTCACGCGGTACTTCAGGCGAGCAGAGAGCGGGTACTTCGCGCCGTTCTCGAATACGGGCAGCTCGAGCGCGATTTCGGTCGGCATCTTCACCTTGTTGCCGGTCGCGTTCACGTCCTCGCGCCACACGAAATCGACGCTGCCATCCTGCAGGCGCGTCGCCGACACGAAGTTGCCGCCCTTGCTGGCTTCGAAGTTCAGCGCGATCGACAGCATGTCGCTGCCCGACGGGGTGATGATGTCCGGCAGGTTGTCTTCGATGAACTCGGCGAACGACAGCTGCGTCATCTGCTTGCGGTTCACTTCGTTCCACACGCGCCACTCGCGCGACGCTGGCACGGCGAACTGCACGCGGTATTCGCGCCAGTTGGCGCCGCCGTTGTCCTGCGATTCCGAAGCCTGGAAGTGATCGTCGATCACGCCGAGCACCTGAGCCGGGTCGAGCGACGCGTAGATCAGGCTGTTCGCCATCTTCTGCCGGTTGAAGTAGGCGATGAAACTGGCGGCGTCGCGCACCTTCACGATGCCCTTCGGGCGGTGCGGGAACGAGTCGCGGTCGGTCAGCGGCTGGACTTCGTAGCCATTCGGCACGACAACGAACGGCGTACCGTCCGCGAGCGGCGACTTCTGTGCGCCGGCGAGCGCGGTACCGGCGTTGAGGGCGGCGCTGATATCGGGGGCGTCATGCTCAAGCATGTGTATCTCCTGTAGGTGTGGTGGGTGCTGCGATTACCGGTCGGTGCCGGTGCCGGCCAGCTGGATGCCGGGCAGATCAGGCTGTCGCTCGCTGTTGCGCGACAGGTTGTTCTCGACGGTGGGGAAGAAGACCTCGGCGGCGCGCTTCTCCTTCGGCAGCGTCGTCGACACCTCGCCGGACACCTCGAGCGCGTCGGCGACCTTGGCGAACGGCTTGATCTCGATCGTGACGCTGATCTTCCCGGCCTTGCCGGTGTCGCGGACGAGGGAGACGAGCTGGTTGAGCTGCGCCGTGGCTTCCTCGACGAGCATGCCGCCGCGGATGTCGACGAGCGTCGACGTGTAGGACTTCATCATCGTGGTGTGCTCCTGGTGGTATGTGGGTGATCAGCCGAGGTAGGTGCGTTCGACCTGGTCGAGCGTGCGGAGGCGCACCGACGCACCGGTCTTCGCGAGCACAATCGGCTCGCCGAGCACGACCGCGTGGTCGAACAGGCGCTTCGTGATGCGGATGTCGTTGAGGCAGTAGTCGATGACCTCGCCGACGCGGCCCTGCTGCCAGGCAATCGGCGCATGCGCGCCGTTGCCCGACTTGCGGATCCCGAAGTTGACCTCGCACGTCGCGTCGAGGCCGTAGCCGGTATGCGAGTTACCGCCGAACGTCGGATCGAGGCCGGCCGCGCGCCAGATCTCTGCGAGCAGGTCGTAACGGAACGGCTCACGAGGCATCGCGACAGAGCCGTGGATGGCCGTCTCGGCGTAGGCATTGATGACCTTGTCGTCGAAGCTGATGCCGTTGAACGAGACGAGCGGTGCCCGTGCATCGCACAGCTCGAGGAACTCGACGATGTTGTCCGCGCAGAACACGCGGTAGCGTGCCTCGGCGTAGTCGTACGCGCCGATGACGCTGATCCCCATGCCAGCATGGTCGTGCCAGCCGTCGCAGTATTGGATGCCGTCGATGCGCTCTTCGCCGCGCCCCAAGATCGCCTTGGCGATCTCGATGTCGTAGATCAGGGAATTGCCGAATTCGGTCACGGGATACCTCAGTCGTTGTCGTTGGCGGCGCGGGACTTCGCGTCGCGGTAGGGGGAGGGTTCGGCGGCTGCCTCCCGTACGGCGCGCGGCGCGGGAGCGCCGACCTGTCCATCCTCGACCCAGAATGCTTCGATGCCGCCCGGCAGGCCGGCCGGAGCCGTCTTCAGGCTCATGAACACGAGCGCCGTGTCGATCTGGCCGGTGTAGGCGAGATCATCGAGCCAGTAGAGCAGCCGGTCGCGCTCCGGCCCGACCAGGACGTCAGCACGATCAAGCACGAGCAGCTTCAGACCCGAGAAGTGGCTGATCGCCGCGGCGATGTGCGCGTCGACACGCCAGCGTTCCGATTCGGACAGCAGAGCGTACGTGCGGCCGTCGGCGAGGACCTCCATCTCGGGCGTGATCGTCACGTCGGCCCACTCGGACAGCTCGGCGAGCGCTGTCAGGCGCTCATTCATCGGCGTCAGTGCCTCGCGCAGCAGGTCGGCCGGGATGCCGTTCGGCGCCAGCGCGTCGGCGATGGCCTCCCATGCCGCGACGTCGTCGTGCAGCGCGGCAGCCTTGCGCGCGGTTTCCTCGACTGCGGCGGCGCGGCGCTCAGCGTCGCGTGCGGCCGCGATGTCCGCGTCGAGTTGCTTGCGGCGCTGCATCAGCGTGCCGAGCTCGCTGCGCGCGGCGTCGATCGCGTCGCTCGGTGCCGGCGCGTCATCTGCGCCCGCTTCGTTTTCGAGCTCCTTCAGCTGCTTGGCCGCAGCGTCGGTCGCTTCCAGCTCAGCGCGCCGGTTGCGCGCGGCGTTCTGCAGCATGGTCAGGCTGTGCTCGTACTCGGGCAGCTTGGCGACGGCTTCCTCGTCGCGCGCGCCGGCCGCGGCCGCCGCAGTGAGCGCGCCGTGCAGGAAGCGCAGCAGCGTGCCGCAATCCGGACACGTGCACTCGACGCCAGACGGCGCGGCGCCGGCGCGCACGCGTAGTGCTTCGACCTTCGGCAGGAACTCGGTGACTTGGTCGTCAGCGAGCTGCGCCAGCTCGGCTGCCTTCGCATAGCCGGATGCCTTCTCGCGCAACGCAGCGATCCTCGATGCGCGGGCGCGCGCGGCTGATTCGCCGGCCTCGGCCGCGCCGATCTGGCGCTGCAGCTCACCGACTTCGCCGTCGAGCGAGGCGCGATCACCTTCGAGCCTGCGCAACGCCGCCGCATCGAAGCTGACGGCAGCCGGGCGCCAGGTTGCCGCCTTCTGGCTGCCGTATGTTTCGCCGGTCGTCGCGCGCCACGCCTGCTTCGCGCCGCGTGCACGGTCAGCCGCGTCTTTTTGCGCACCTTCGAAGCCCGCGCGCAGCATCGGCGTGATCGCTTCGAGGCGTGCGGCGGCGGCCGGCGGCAGTGCGTCCGGTTTCAGGTTGAGCCTCGCGAGCAGCCGGCGGCGCATTTCGTCCGGGCCGATCTTCACGCCCATCAGATCGTACAGAAACGCGCGGCGCTCGGCCGCGCCGAGCTGCGCGAACCGTTGCGCGTCGAGAACGAGCGGCAAACGCTGATCCTCGGCGATCTCGCGTTTGATCTTCCCAGCGGGAAGCATGACGCTGTTCGCCTGCTCGCCGCACGCGACCACGATCTGGCCGGCCTCCGAACCCTCCGTGACGAGCGATCCGTATTCCTTCTTGAGTGCGACGCGCACGGTGTCGCCGGTGAGCGCCATGCGCACAGCTTCCTGCAGGCTGCTTTTGCCAGCACCATTCGGGCCGGCGAAGAGTGCGACGGGCTTCGACAACCGCAGGTCTGCGGCGTGGATCCCGAGCACTTTCGAGACGTAGATGTCGGTGATCTTCATGTCAGGTTCCAGTTAGTCGGCGCTGATCGGCGCGCGCGTGCGGCGAGCGGCACCGGCGCGCGGCTGTTGCTGCCCCTGTTCAGCGGCCGCTGTGATGGCGCGCATGCGCGCTGATGCCGCCGCGTTCAGGTCTGCCTTCGCGGACTCGTCCGGCACGCCGGCGATCGCGCTGCGCGCGAGGTCGAGATCCTCGGCCGTTGCGGCGGACTCGATGTCCTCGCGGATGCCGCGCACCAGGCCGGCGACGTCGAAGTCGAAACCGCCTTGACCCTGGTTGCCGTCGTCAGCTGGACCGTCTTGGTCGTCGACCGGATTGGCCTGGGTTGCCGCCAGCGGCGTGCCGGCTTGGCGGGATTCTGCTGCGGGCCCGGTCTGCGCCGGCTCAGCGCCGCGCGGGACTTCTTCGGCCGGCTGCGCGCGGCCGGCGCGCAGCTCCTCGAGCGTGCTGGTCACGGCGACCGAACCGTCAGCGCGCACTTCGACGGTGTCGATCAGCTCTTCTTGGGACGAGAGACCCATGCTGATCTCGGGGGCGTAGGCACGCTGCCAGAACGCAGCCGACCGATACACGAACATCTGGTCGGGCATCGTGAGCCACTTGCTGCCGTTCTTCTTGTTCCAGCCTTCAGCCTTGACCATCTTCCAGTCGATCCACGTACCGTTCAGGCGCTCGCCGGTCGACTTCTCGATCGTCCATGCCCGGCAGCCGAAATCGTCGCTGCCTTCGGTACCGCGCCACTCGTAGCGAAGCGTCTCGAATCGGCCGCACGTGTTCACGCTGGCGATCAGGAACTTGCTCGACCATCCGGGGTTGCCGTGGACGATGTACAGGTTCTGCATGACCATCAACTCGTCGGCGCCGAGGCGGCGTGCGAGATTCAGCGCGATCATGCAGTTCGCGACGTTGTTCTGGTAGTGCGCCGGGACCAGCGACGACGACGCGAATGCCTTGGCGACGCGCTGCAGCAGCTCGAATCCTTGGAGGTCGAAGAAGCCCGCGCGGACAGGCGGCAGCGATGCCTCGCGCGGCGCGGGATTGCGGATAGCTTCCAGGGTGGTAGGCGTGGACATGGAGGTCTCGCGAGTTAGTCGTGGAACTGGCAGGTGCTGTGACGCGGGCAGTATTTCTTGTCGCACAGCAGCGATTTCGGGTTGGGATAGAAGCGGCCGGACCGGAACATGTCAGCGGCGAACTGGATCAGCCCGGGCGTTTCCTCGGTGCCTACCATCACGCGCTTCGAATTCGCGATCGGCGCGGTTGCGACCTCCGGCGTGCCCTTCGTCTTCAGACCGATGATTTCGGAGGTGTCGCGGATCTCGTCGCCAGTCGTGTGCTCGTACAGCAGCTCGTATGTGCCGATCTGCGGCCCGTGCCCCTTCGTGACGGCCGCGCCTTTCTGGACGGCCGACGATCCGCTCTTCAGGTCGGCGATGCCGACGCCGGCCGACGTGCGACGCACGCGCGCGCGGTCCATGGTGCCGGTGAGGCGCACGACGATGCCGCCGCCGCAGTCGATCTCGAGCGGCTTCGTCTCCATCTCGACGGCGATGAAGTTGTAGCGCGGCGCGACCTCGAGGCAGTATTTCGTCGTCAGCGACAGGCCGATGCGCTCGGCGTCCGACATGCTGAGATCGTCGCGCTCCGGGTCGAACTCGTTTTCCGGGTCACGCAGCTTGTCAACGAACGCTCCGGCCGCGTCGTCGACGGTCAGGCCCGAGCCATCGAGACGTGCCTGGTCGAACACGGCTGTGCCTGCGTGGATCGCGGTGCCGAGCGCGGCGCGCAGGCCGACGACGTTGCGCAGGTTCAGGAGGTGGATGCCTTCCCAGCGGTAGGCGCAGTCGAAAAGAGCGCCCCAGCTGGACGCGCGGACGGTGTAGACGGACGGGTTCATGCGGTTCTCACAGGAATGGAAACGACGGACGTGCCGTCCTGGTTGAGCGCTGCGATCGCGAGCATGCACATGAAGGCGATGACGATCATCAGCGCGATAGCGCGGACGGGATGACGCTCGTACAGCCGATCGAGCGCCGCGCAGGCGTGGTCGATCAGCGTCATCCGAGGCTCCGCAGGTAGGGGCCGGCGAGCAGCGAGCCGTACCAGAGGCCCGCGATCGCGCAGCCGTAGGCGACCATCCACATGCCGGCCTCGGCAGCACGGCGCATGCGCGGCGCGCGCGAGGCGGTGCGCAGGAGCGAGTTGTCGGCCGCCGGGCGATAGATCGAAAGGGCGCGCATCACAGGTTCTCCCCGCAGATGCGCACGTGGCGAAGGGAATCCGGCATCGGCGCCGAGATACCCGCCTTCCCGAGCGCGGCGTCGACAACGGCGCGGATGCCGGACGTGAGCACGGTCTTCGATGCGACGAGGCGCAGCGCCGTCACGAGGTCGGGCGACGCCGCGCACAACTTCGCGTTCGCCTTCGATTCGTCGCTGGTGCCGAGCACGATGCAGATGCGAACGTCATCGCCGAGCACGACGATGCAGTTGCCGTCGTAGTCGAGGTAGTCGCCGGGCTCGCACGCTTCCCATGACCCCAACGTGTGGTTGGTCTGTCCCATGTGGTCTCTCGGTGTGGTTGTTGCGGCTCAGCCGCGGTGGTGCTCGTCGTCGTTCCAGTGCTTGAGAGCGAGGGCGATTTCGACGACGAGCCAGAAGATCAGGAGGGCGAGGACGCCCACGACGACGCGGCCCATGTCACGCTCCGCGCAGAAGGCGCAGCACCGGCGCGCCGTGGTCGCTGCAGTGGCTGATGCCAGCATTGCCCGGGCCAAGCTCGGCGCCGCACGACGAGCAGGTCGTCATGGCGAAGCGCGGTGCTACAGCAGCGAGGTCGGCGGCCGCGATGCGGCGCGCTATCTCGGCAGCGCGCGCGGCGACGAGGATTCCCCACACCGCGTACACATCCTCGATGTGGCCGCGCGCCAACGCGGCGTCGATCACCGCGCAGTCAGTCGTCGAGATCTCGAGCTTGTCGAACGTGACGTGCTCGGCGATTTCTTCATTGCGCTCGTCGCGCGCCAGCGCCGCATCGTCGGCCGCTGCTTGTTGGCGATCGGCGCTCGCATCCTTCCGTGCCGGGAGGGTGCGGACATTTCCGCCGGTGGAACTGTTCAGATGCATCGCACCCTCCAAGCAGTTGAAATCGATGAAGGGTTAAATGGGCAATCTGCGGACGGCGCGGGCGCGCAACTCGCCGTTCTGGCGGTAGCCGTCCTGGTGGCCAGTGAGGAAGTCCTGGTACCACGCCCAGCCGGAGTAGCCCGGATCGGTGTCCGGCTGGCACGTCCAGTACGCGTCGCGCTCGAACTCGCCGCGATGGTTTTCCAGCAGGAAGAGCATTTCGACACGCGTCGGCAGGTCGCCGCCGATCGACTGCGCCCATTCCATCTGCGCCTGCCAGCTGGCGTCGTCGTTGTCGCCCGGCAGCAGAATGACGTGATGCAGCTCTCCGGCGGTGTTGGCGACGACGCCGACGTAGATCTCGCCTTCAGCGAGCTGGGGAATCGTTGCAGCGGTGGGGGTGGGCATGTTCATGAAGACTCCAGATCGGAAGAACTACTAAGTAAATTGAGGTGTGAAACGGCGAATTGCGCTTGCTGCTGCAGCTCTCACCGGTGGCGCCTCGGAGAACGAACCGCCACCGGTCAGAACTGCATCACTCGCGCGCCCGGCTACTCCCGGCCGTGCCGGCTCCGGGCCGCGCGAGGTTTGTGCCGATTACAACTATCCCCACTGACGCGCTTTGCCTTTTAGAATTCGGCAAATTTGAGCTGTCGAGACGCTGTATTTTTTCGCCAAGTCCTTTTGCAGCACATCGCCCGATGCATAGATGGCTTTGATTTCTGCTACCTGAGCGTTGGTCAACTTTGCCTTTCCACACAACTCTCCAGGTAGCCGCCCACCTCTGGCGCGACCCCGTTCGTTGCGCTCGCGCATGTTGTCTTGATGAGTTCCCCAATGAAGGTGCTTGGGGTTGATGCATCGGGGGTTATCGCACCAGTGCAGCGCGAATCGGCCGTTTCGCTCTTCGCCTGTGGCTTGCATCAGAACGAGGATGTGAAGGCCGATAGGCTTTCCTTTTCGATATGCCCGCGCATATCCCCATCCATAGCCCCGGCGGCCGTGATCAATGCAGGGACCTTCCAATTCCATAAATACTCCCGAAGAGATTTATCGACTGATCTCGGCCATGCGAGCTCAATCGGTAAAGCTCTCCATGGCGCCCAGCTACTCCCTGCCGCGCAGGCTCTGGGTCGCCATGGGTTTGTGTCGAATACAACGCGTTCGATCACGTCGTGCTTCGCTGTCTTGCATCAGGTTCGTTCAAGCCTGCAAGCGGTAGCCAAACATCGGCCTAGCACGCTGCGCCTGTCCTGACTCACGACGCTGATCGCGCCGGCCGGTTGCTCCGCGTGTGCGGTCCCGGCATACCTTCGATTGTTAGAGAGCGATCCGCCTGGGCGGTGGCGCAGCGCGTTGTGTGCTGCGTTGGAGTGATAATCACATACGTGTTTTCGATGTGTCAACACAAATGTGATTTTGACCGAGAAATTGTGATTGGGGTGCCGACTGTTGCTAAACGCTGATCTTCGGCACGAACTGTTTACACCAGTTGAATGTTCCCCGAATCTGGGGCTAAACTACTGTACATATATACAGTATTGTGGTGCTGGCGAAGACGAGGGCGGCCGATGAAAGAAGAAACTGAGCAGCGCCTGCGATGCAGGCCCGGGGATTTGGCAAGGGTGGTTCATTCGACCAACCCAGCATTGATCGATCAGATCGTCGTTGTCGAGAGGTGGCGGCAAGAACACGGCCGCTGGGCCGTCTGCCTGTTGGGTGGGGCGGTGCTGGGTGTGACGTTATCGGGCCGGGAGCCAGTCGTCACATCACGGTATGGATTTCGCGACTCGTCGCTCGAGCCGCTGTCGCCCGAGATCGCGGTGTTACCGGCGTTCGAGGCTAGTCGCCGGCGCCAAGCTTATCCGAGCCAGGAAGCATCCGAAGCATCAGCTCGAACGTCTGGCTAGATTCCCCGGCTTTGTCAGCCCTGAGAATGGCGTCGATCAAAGTTTTTGCTGGCCCGCTCGCCGAACTGACTGAGGAGTCGTAGCTTGCTTCAGTATCGGCATCTGGAGTCGGCTTGCCTTCGCCCTCGGCGAGCCAAAGGGCATTGACGCCGAGAATGTCGGCGATCTGAGGTAGCCGCCTTGCGCTATTGCGCGTGCCGGCTTCCAGATTCCCAATTGTTGATTGGGATACGCCTGCCTTATCGCCAAGTTGCTCCTGGGATAGGCCGGCGCGAAGTCGCGCCCATTTAAGTCTGTCGGCTAGGGTGTACATATCACAATCGTAATAGAACGCCCCATTCGATTTGTGTTGACCATTGAAAACACAAATGTGATACTGGGGCATGGACATTCAAAAAGCCGTCGCCGACCTCTTGGACTCGGGACTCACCCAATCGCAGCTAGCCGGGCTGGTTCCGTGCTCGCAGTCGCTGATTTCGGCACTCCTAAGAGGCGCGCGCGGCACGCGCGTGTCGTACGCAATCGCAAGCCGTGTCATGGAACTTCATGCCGAGCGGTGCAATGAGCCGAAGGAGGGGAAGTGAAGAAAACCCGAGTGTTCAAGCCGGTTCGCGCTGCGCAGAAGCCGTCGACGCGTTGGCCATCGCGCCCGAGCGTCGAGCGCGAGAAGTGCCGGCGGTTCGCGGAGGCAGCCGTCGCGGACCTGAATGCGTTCCATAAACGGCTGCATCCCGAAAGCGCGGAGCCGAACGCACTCAACGCCGTTGGGAAGCCGATCAACCTTCCTGAGGACGCGAAGCCGGAAGGATTCGCCGTCACGAAGGACCTCGATGTCATTCGTTTGTCGGCATCGATGGCCGGGCGTCGACTGCTCGCAGTTGTGCTGTTCGGCAACGAAGACGTCGAGCTCGTGCAACGAATTATTCGTGCGCGGCTTGTTGCCAAGCAAGGCGATCCAGCGCTTCGTGATTGTCTCCAAGACGCAGTACGTAAATGTCGGGAAAGTCGCCGTTCGCAGGATGCACAACTTTGACCACTCGGTACATCGTCGCCGAATCGTCTGCGTGGGCGATCTCGATCCAGTCCTCCGTTCGAGGCAGCACCGCGAAGGTGTACTCGCCTACGGATGTGAGTGTGTCGACCTCGATTACGAGCGACTCGATTTTGTCGGTCATGCGAACCCCGTTGTGTGGTGGTTGAGGAAGTAGAGAGCTTCGATTCTCGCATAGCGGTGGTTCGCATCTTTTGCAGTTGGCCAGGTGTTGTCCTGGCCTTTATTTCGCCCCGGCGCCAACTGGGTAAGCAAGTGGGTAATCAACTGGGTAACGATTGATTTTTCGTATGAACCAGACCGAATTCAGGATGTTCGCGCCGTGGGTACAGGCCGCGACGCTGCCGGACGGGGAGGTCGAGGCGATGAGCTTCGAGGACTGCCTGACGCGCGCGCTCGAGCTGGGCCTGCGTCGCTTCGACCGGAAGACGCTCGCGCTGAACTGCGGGATCCACTATCCGCACTTCGCCGACCTGGTCGCCGGCCGCCGTCCGTTCCCGGCGACGAAGCTGCACCTGTTCTGCATGTTCACGGGCTGTGACTACCCGCGGCAGTGGCTCGCCATCCAGGAGCGCAAGGCGATCGAGGAATACCGTCGGCTCAGCCAGCAGGCGATCGGCGAGTTCGTTCAGCAGGCATTCGGCCAGCGGCAGGCGGCGGCATGACGTTGACGCTCAGCCACCGCGACGTCGGCAAGCACTTCGCCCGCAAGCTCGGGCGCCCCATGACCTACCTCGGCATCGTCGAGGAAAAGCACCTTTTCATCTTCCGCGATCCCCCGCAGGACTACCTCGCGTTCCGTCCGGACCAGCTCTGGATGATCGAGCGCGTGCGTCCGGAGGCGGCGCCGATCGACAGCAACAAGAAGGAGGGCGGCTTGTGCTGACCCAACTGTTCGAGCGCGCGGCGTTCCGCGCAGGCTGGCGCGCAGCGCGCGCCGGTGTCCCGTTCCACGAGAACCCGCTGCGCGGTCCGCTCGCAAGCTTCGCGCGGCAGTGGGGGCGCGGCTGGGCTGCGGCGAACGGCTGCCCGCGTTGGTACAGCGTTTTCGATTGGGAGGCAGGGATTCGCCCGACATCCGCTGAATTGGCGTTGGAGGCGGCATGACCTGGGCGCACGATGACCTCGCCAAGGATCTCGCCGCGCATCTTCGCGGCGCGTCCGACCGCCTCGTATGGACCGACATGCAACTCGGGCCGGCCGGCTCGCCGCGGCCGGACGTCTACACCGTGCCGTGCTCGTTCGCGCGTTTCCAGCCGGTCGCCTACGAATGCAAGATCAGCGTCGCCGACTTCCGGCGAGACGTGACGGCCGGCAAGTGGACGTCGTACCTGCGCTTCGCCGCCGGCGTGATCTTCGCCGCGCCAGCCGGGCTGCTGAAGAAAGAGGACATTCCGGCCGGTTGCGGGCTGATCGTACGCGGCCCGGACGGCTGGCGGTCGCTGAAGGGCCCGACGCTGAAGAACATGGAGAACCTGCCGCGCGACGCATGGATCAAGCTGATCATCGACGGCATGGCGCGGCTCGCGGATCAAAACCACGAGCAGTTGCGCGCGGGTCTGTGCAACGAATGGACGCTCGAAAAGAAGCTTCGCGCGCGCCTTGGCGACGTCGTCGCGGATGCCGTACGGGATCAGCTGCATGCGGAGCGCCGACTGAAGGCGGCCACCGAGCGGCTTGAGAACCTGGCCGCGGAGGCAGAAAACGAGCGGCGACTGATCCTCGATCGCGCGAAGGAGCATGCGGAGCGGGACGCAGCGCTGATCGATAGCGCGCGCATCGAGCTCGCGCGTGCGCTCGGCCTGCCGGCCGGCGCGGGGGCGTGGGAGATCGCCAGCGCCTGCAAGCAAGCCGTGCGGCGCGTCAGCATCGATTCGGAGGTTAAGCGGCTCCGTCAGCAGCTGGAGCGCATCCAGGTCGCGATCGAATCGGCTGCCGAGCCGCTGCCGCACATTGCTCGAGAATCAGCATGAACGACTTCCCGAATCCTCTCACCATGGCTCAGAGGCTTGCCATGTATTACGATTTCACCACCAGTCGGGTACACGGTGCGCACCGTGGTGCCGTCGCTGTTCGTCAGATGGCGCACTCCTGGCTTCCTACTACGACGAGCAAGGAACGCACGCATGGGCATCAAGCTGAAGGCATCGTACGAAACCGAAATATACATCAGCCAAGGTGGTTACCTCGTCATCCATCAGGTGAATGGACTTGGCGAAGAATCGAGAATACTTCTGTCGCCAGATCAGGCACGTGCCGTGGCTTCCGAGATTTCTCATCAGCTCGAGGATACGACCTGGTGGAACAGCGTCGTGCCCGAGGACAAAAGCGACTAACTGTTCATTTTCGGTGCGTCCTCCTCATCGGGGGGGCGCATGTCTAATCTTCCTCTCCCTCTCACCCCTTCCGACGCGGAATTGCGCAATTTCCGCGAGATGCCGCTCGACGTTCCGCGGTTGCTTAACTCCGACCTCGTACACGACGAGTCACCAGAGGCCTGCTGGTCGGCGCTTCTGCTCTGGTGTGTCTCGTGGCACGAAGTGCCGGCCGGATCTCTACCCGATAACGACGACTGGCTAGCCAAGCGAGCCGGATACTGGCACAAGGGCAAGCTCGACCCAACCTGGCACGACGTGCGCGCGGGCGCACTACACGGCTGGATCAAATGCAGCGATGGACGCCTGTACCACCCGGTCGTTGCCGAAAAAGTGAACCACGCGTGGCACCAGAAGCACCGGCACGCACACGAGAAGCTCGGTGAGCGCATCCGGAAACGCAACAAGGCGAGGGCAGAAGGCGGGCTCGCTCCATTGGAGGTGCCGGAGCTTGATGCGTGGATAGATCTGGGTCGTCCGCTGGAACGCGATCTTTTTCCGGAGGAATTTAGCACTCCTTCCGGCGGAAGCGATGTGGAATTCCGGCGGAAGAAGGTAGCCCTTCCGACGGAAGGAGGCCACGCTCCGGCGGAAGATTCCGGAAGTGGTGGTCGATCTGCTGGACGTGCTCGAGTCGGAACCCGCGCGGGAGGACGCTCAAAAGGCGGAAATACTGGTTCCTCCGGAATTCCGGACGGTTCCGGAGGAAATATTGAGACTTCCGGCGGAAGCGCCGAATTTTCCGCCGGAAGCGATAGCGGTTCCGCTGGAATTCCCCAGGAAAACGCTCTTAAAGGAGCGGAGCGGAACAGAACAGAACATGTAAACACAGCAAGCGGCGGCGGCACAGCACAGGCAGTAACGCGCGAAGACGCGCCGATCGCCGCCGCCGCTTTCGTCGAAATCCTTCGCTCGTCGGGCGTCGGCTTCGCCGCCGATGACGCGCGGTTGGCGAGCTGGCCCGCGCGCGGCGTGACGGTCGACGACCTGCGTGCGGCCGTCGCCACGGGGCGCAAGCGCCGGGAGCGAGAGCGCTCCGAGCAGCCGCTCAACGTCGGATTCCTCGACACGATCCTCGGCGATCTCCTCGCCGCGCGCGCCGCGACGCCCGCGACAGGCACGTGCACCGTCGGCGATTGGTGGCGATCGTGGACCGGCATCGTCGATCACGGCGGCACGCTCGGCGTCGAGCAGGGCCGCGACGAACCTCCGTTCGATTTCAAGCTGCGCGTGTTCGAAGCGGCCGGCGACGGCCCGTGGTGGGACGACCACAACCGCGCATTTCGCAACACCGCCGGGCCCGTCGCGGCCGGCGCATTGCTGGGGGAAGGGCGATGAGATGCAAACCGGGAGATCTGGCATACACGGTTGGCTCGCCGCTGCATGAGCAGAACGGGATGGTCATGCAGGTGGAGTGCGTGAGCCCGCGCGGCGCTCCGTGGTGGGTGGTTTCTTTCCGTGGAGCGGTTGAAACGAGGGAAGGGCGGACTGCACACGGTCGCGCGCAAGTCCGCGACGAAAACCTGCGCCCGATCAGCGGCGTGCCGGTGACCGACGATTTGACCTGCGAGGTGACGGCATGACGCAGCAATCTCTCATCGCGGCATCACCAGTCGCGCAGCGCGTCGAGTTCGTCGTTCCCGGTGCGCCTCTCGCGAAGGGGCGTCCGAGGTTCGCACGCCGCGGCGCGCACGTCACGACCTACACGCCCGAGAAAACCGAGCGGTACGAGAACCTCGTGAAGATGGCCGCCCGCGCGGCGATGCGCAGCACCGCGCCGTACGCCGGCCCGATTCGGCTGATCGTGCACATCGGCCTGCCGATCCCGGCGAGTTGGTCGAACAAGCGCCAGGGCGAGGCGGCCGCCGGCGCCATCGGCGCGACGAAGAAGCCGGACGCCGACAACGTTGTCAAGGCGTTGAAGGACGGCATGAACGGGGTGGTGTACGTCGACGACGGCCAGGTCGTCGACCTCTGGGTGTCGAAGCGCTACGCGCGCACGCCGGGCGTGCGGATCGAGGCGATCGAATTGAATCTGAAGTCAGCATAAGGAGCGGGGCCTTGAAAGCAAACGGAAAACTCACGATCAACGCCATCATCGCGGCCATGAAGCCCGGTGTTCGGTATTCGGCGCACGACCTCGCACGCCGCATGAAGCATCCCGTTTCGTCGGTGCGCCAGTTGCTCGCGCTCGACGTTGCGCTCGCGCGGCTGGACTGCCATTCGGAGAGTCGCGGGCGGATGTACTCGCTCGCGGGCACGAGCCGCTCGCCGGGCACGCACGTCGATACGCGCATCCGGCCGGACTTCACGAGCAACCTGACGGGTTACATGGCCGAGCTCAATACGCGCCAGGCGCTTGCGATGATGACGCGGGGTGGCCGGTGATCGCCATCTTCGAGAACACGCAGCAGGCGCTGCACGTCAGCTTTCTCGTGACGTCGCTGCCGCCACGCCAGAAGCAGCAGTTCCGCCTGGCGCTGATCCAGATCCTCGAATCGGTCGGCCGTCTGAGCGCACGCCAGGCCGAATTCCTCGACTACCTGTACGGCACCTCGTCGGGCACGATCAACTTCGACGGACTGAGCGGTGACGAAATCCGGGCTCAATGCGCGATGGTCGTGGGCGCGGTGCGCGACCACCTGCTCAAGCCGGAGCGCAACGCGGTGTGGCTGCGATACGCCTGCGGCATGCCGGCGCGGCCGGCGAGTGCGACGCGCGCGGCAGACCCGGGAATCCCGCCGTCGGCGGAGTGGAAGCGGGCACTGGTCGAGATGCGGACGTACCTGCGGCCGTCGCTAACCGTGACGAACGGCAAGGCGATCATGGCGCTGATCGCGGGCCACTCGCAGGTGCGGCTGCGCCAGGATGGGTTGTCGTATCGCGAAATCTCCGAGGAGACGCACGTCACGGTCCGCACGCTCGAGCGGAACGCGCAGATCATCCGGAAGCGGCTCGTCGAGCTGGAGCGCCAGGCCGTGAAGCGGCTGACGCCACTCTTCGAGCGAAACAACGTGACGATCGCGGAGGCCGTTGAGGCGTAAGGGGTACGGCGAAAATTCCCCTTGCAAATGTGGCGGACAGGGTATAGATTTTCGTCAAATTGCAGAGTTGCGACCAAAGCCCGCTGAGCCGACAAGCCAGCGGGCTTTTTCGTTACAGGTTTTCGAGTTCGTTCGTTGCTGTCTTGACCGCTGCGGCAATCAACTTGCCAAGCGCTTCCCCATTTTGCTCGGGTTCTTTCAGCCAAGCGGACGGCGATACCGGAGTGAAAATCCCAGTTTCGAGAACGGCCTTTACGAGTTCAACAGCTCGATTTTTAGCGTCTGCACGTGACATCGAATCAACTCCCGTAGCGTGAGCCGGCGAATTCCGGCACGACGATTCTACGCCGACGGCCTGAACCACCAGAGCCCGTGATAAACATGCCTCGTTCGAAGCGAACAGAAGTTGCCCAGGTGGCGCGTGCGCCGCGGCCTGCGCCGCCTGATGGGCTCTTCGACGGTTCGAACTGGTTTCGCTTTCTCGCGCCGGCCGACGGCGTTTCCGAGTGGGTGAACGAGACGCTCTTGCGCGATGGCGCGCCGCTGCGCAACCCTGATCACGCGCACCTGATCGACGCCGACGTCGCCTACCTCTGGGCGGCCGTCGAGAACGTTCGCCAGATGCGGCGCGTCGTCGGCCAGTGTGAAGAGGTGGCCATCCGCGCAGGCGGCTGGCAGCGCGCACGCCAAGAACAGCAGTACCTCGAATGGTTCGGTCGCGTGCCGGCGTTCCTGATCACGCTCGACGCGCACTACGCGCGCGAGTGCAACGACCTGCAGTGGTGTGCGCTGATCGAGCACGAATTGATGCACATCGCTCAGAAGGCGGATGAGTTCGGCGCCCCAGCCTTCACAAGGGACGGGTTTCCCAAGCTGGGCATCCGGGCACATGACGTTGAAGAGTTCGTAGGGATCGTGGAGAGATACGGCGTCGGCGATCGCGACGGACCTATCGCCAAGATGGTCAGAGCCGCGAACGCTGGCCCGACGATTTCGTCGGTATCGATCGCGCGCGCATGCGGGACATGTATGTTGAGGTCGGCATGAACGAAGAGCAGTGGCGTGTCATCGCGCAGTGGCCGAACTATGCGATCAGCGATCACGGGCGGATCAAGCGGCTCACGAACAGGAACAGTGGTATCGCCGGCCGAGTGCTCGCGACTTTCCTGGTTTGCGGCTACCCGTCGGTGAATCTATCTCGTCCTGGAAAGCGCCAGTCGGTTCGTATTCATCGGATCGTCGCCGAAGCGTTCCTCGAGCGGCCGGCCGGCGCGTCGGAGGTGAATCACATCGATGCCGACCGTGCCAACAACCACATCTCGAACCTGGAGTGGGTAACCGCGAGTGGCAATCGGCTTCACGCGTACCGAGCCGGCGGCCTTTCGGCTGTCGGCGAGCAGAACGGGTACTCGAAGCTGACCGAGTGCGCGGTGCGTGAGATCCGCCAGCTCGATCGCAGCGAAATCGGGCTGGCGCAGAAATTCGACGTCTCCATCCGTACTATCCGCGATGTCCGAGCGCGTCGCACTTGGACGCACATCTGACCCGCCGCATAGCCCTCTCTGAACTTCTCCCGCTATGGCAGCACTTCCCGACGCGATCAAGGTGTTCATCGTGCAGTCGCTGGCGTGCTTCGACACGATCTCGCGCACCGCGAAGGCCGTGCGGGACGAGTTCGGCGTCGAGGTGTCGCCGCAGCAGTGTGAGCGCTACGATCCGACGAAGCGGGCCGGCGCGACGCTCAGCAAGAAATACCGCGAGATCTTCGAGCGCACGCGCGAGGAGTTCCTCAACGACACATCGCGCATCGGCGTGTCGCACCGTGCCGTGCGCTTGCGCGCGCTCGACCGTGCCGTCGCGGAAGCGGAGCGACGCAACAACTTGCCGCTGATGGCGCAGCTGCTCGAACAGGCAGCCAAGGAATCAGGGGACGCATTCACGAACAAGCACCGGCTCGAACACACCGGTAAGGACGGCGCCCCAATCGATCAGAGGACGGTCGTCGTCGATGAAAAGCAGGTCGCAGACGCCGTCGCCAAGCTCGAAGACGAGTATTGACCCCGCCATCGAGCGGGCCGTCCTGAAGGCGAAGTGCGAGCGGGATCACCTGTTTTTCAGCCGGTACTTCTTCAAGCACCGCCAGGCGATCAAGTTCCGCGTCAACTGGCACCACGTGCTGATCGCCGACACGGTGCAGCGCGTGATCGATGGCACGCTGAAGAACGTCGTCATCAACGTGCCGCCGGGCTCGTCGAAGACTGAGCTGGTCGCGATCAACCTGATCGCGCGCGGCCTCGCGCTGAACCCGCGCGCGCGGTTCCTGCACATCAGCTACTCGGACGACCTCGCGCTGTTGAATAGCGAGACGGCGCGCGACATCGTCGCATCCGATGAGTACCAGGCGCTCTGGCCGCTGAAGGTGGCAGACGACGCGAAGTCGAAGAAGCGCTGGAACGTGCTCGTGGACGGGAAGAAGGCCGGCGGCGTGTACGCGGTTTCGCTCGGTGGGCAGATCACTGGCTTCCGAGCCGGGCACATGGCCGAGGGCTGGCAGGGCGCGATCATCATCGACGACCCGCTAAAGGTCGAGGACGCATACAGCAAGACGAACCGGGACAAAGCCAACCGCAAGCTGCAGTCGACCGTGAAGAGCCGGAAGGCGAATCCGGACACGCCGATCATCGTGATCATGCAGCGGCTCGCGGAGGAAGACCCGACGGGCTTCATCAAGGCGCGCAAGCTGCCGGGCGAGTGGGAGTTCATCGAGATCCCGGCGCTGATTACGGACGAGTACGTAGCGAAGCTGCCCGCGCACATCCGCGACCGCGTCGAACGCGAAGAGCGCGACGCGGACGGCAGGTACAGCTACTGGCCGTACAAGGAACCGCTGCACGAGCTGCTCGCGTCCGAGAAGGCCGACGCGTACGTGTTCAACGGCCAGTACATGCAGCGGCCGTCGCCGCTGGGCGGCGGCATCATCCAGAGCGGCAAGTTCCTGCGCTACGGCGCGCTGCCGCAGCTCCAGTACCGGAAGATCTTCGCGGACACCGCGCAGAAGACCGCCGAGCGCAACGACTACAGCGTGTTCGAGTGCTGGGGTCTGGGGTACGACAACCGTCTTTATCTGATCGACCTGATCCGCGGAAAGTGGAAGGCGCCGGAGCTGAAGCAGCGAGCGATCGACTTCTGGAACAAGCACAACGCGATCGGCGCCGGCGACCCGGGCGCGCCGGTGCTGCGCCAGATGAAGGTCGAGGACAAGTCCAGCGGTACCGGGCTGATCCAGGACATTCAGGCCGCGGGCGGAATCCCGATCGAGGGTATCGAGCGCGTGAAGGACAAGCTGACGCGCGTCATGGATGTCGTGAGCCATATCGATTCCGGCAACGTCGCAATCCCGTCCGAGGCCGACTGGGTGAGCGACTTCGTCGCCGAGTGTGACTCGTTCACCGCGGACGACACGCACATGCACGACGACCAGATCGACCCCATGGTCGATGCCATCAACGACATGCTGGGAGTTGCTCGGGACCTGTCGGTCTGGGAGCGGCTCGCCGGCTGAGCACCACCGGACCAACCCAGAATGTCGCGAAAGAAACCGCAGACCCGGCCGTCGACGCCGACAACCGGCGCGGCGGCCGTAGGCATGCGCACGGCCGACTCGTTCGCCAACTTCCAGGCACGGCTCGGTTGGGGCGCCGACAACCAGTCGTCGGCCTCGCAGTACACGCTCACGTACCAGAGCCGCAACCGGATCTGGCTCGAGGCGGCATACCGTGGCTCGTGGATCGTGCGCGCGGCCGTCGATGCGATCCCGGAAGACATGACCCGCAAGGGCATTGAGATGTCCGGGCTCGACCCAACCGACGTCACGAAGATCGAGACGGCGATGACGCGCCTCGCGATCTGGGACCAGCTCTGCGACACCGGGAAGTGGGCCCAGCTGTACGGCGGCGCGATCGCGGTGATGCTGATCGACGGCCAGGACATGTCGACACCGCTGCGCGTCGAGACAATCGGAAGGGGGCAGTTCAAGGGGCTGCTGGTGCTCGATCGCTGGATGGTGGCGCCGCCGGTCGGCGAGACGGTGACCGAGTTCGGGCCGCATCTGGGCATGCCGAAGTTCTACGACGTGTTGCCGTCGGCTATCGGGCTGCCGCAGGGCCGCATCCATTACTCGCGGGTCATCCGGCTGGATGGCGAAGCGCTGCCGTTCTACCAGCGTATCAGCGAAAACGGATGGGGCCTGTCGATCCTTGAGCCGATGTGGGATCGACTGATTGCGTTCGACAGCGCGACCGTCGGCATTGGCCAGCTCGTCTACAAGGCTCACCTGCGCACGCTGAGCGTGAAGGACTTGCGCCAGATCATCGCGCAGGGCGGCCCGGCGCTCGCCGGGCTGATGAAGCAGGTCGAGATGATCCGCTTCGCGCAGACGAACGAGGGCCTCACGCTGGTCGACGGCGAGGATACGTTCCAGACGCATCAGTTCTCGTTCAGTGGGCTGCCGGACGTGCTGCTGCAGTTCGCGATGCAGCTCAGCGGCGCGACTGGCATTCCGCTCGACCGCCTGTTCGGGCAGCAGCCGGCCGGCCTGAGCGATACCGGCGAGGGATCACGTCAGCTGTACCACGAGAAGGTGCACGCGCGGCAGGAGCGGAAGTTTCGGAACCCGCTGCACGTGCTGATCGACGTGGTGAGCCGTTCGACGGTCGGTCAGCAGTTGCCGGAGGACTTCGGCTACGAGTTCCGACCGCTGCAGGAGATGACCGCCGCCGAGAAGGCTGAGATCGGCAACAAGACGGTCGACTCGGTCACGAAGGCAGTCGACGCCGACCTGATCACGCGCAGCCAAGGCATGCGCGAGCTGAAGGCGTCCTCGCCGGACACGGGCATGTTCGGCGACATTTCCGACGAGTCGATCGAACAGGCCGAGGCTGACGAGCAGTTGCCCGAGCCACCGGCGATCGAAACGTCGCTGCCTGGTGGCGGGGCGCTGCCGTCGCCGGCGGCACGCACCGGTGATTCGCTGATTCGCCGCCTGTTCCGACGCTCATGATCCTCACCCTCGACCGCAAGCGTGACCGGAAGAAAAACCCGGTCCGGCTGACCGTGCCCGAGCAGCAGTACGGCACGCAGCTGCGCAAGATCGCTGATCAGGTCGGCGTCCTGGTGAAAGGCTTCCCGCCGGGGGACGCATCGTTCGCACCGACGATCGAGGAACTGCTGCGCCGCTATGCGGACGCGCTTGCGCCGTGGGCCGAGTCGACGGCGGCTCGCATGTTGGCCGACCTGAGCCGGCGCGATGAGCAGGCGTGGATGCAGCGCGCGGCCGACATGTCGCGCGCGCTGCGCGACGAGATCCGGAACGCGCCGACCGGCGAGACGCTTCGCCAGCTCATGACCGAGCAGGTGACGCTGATCACGTCGATTCCGCGCGAGGCCGCGGACCGCGTGCACAAGCTGACGCTGGAAGGCTTGGTCGACAGTACCCGCTCGAGCGAGATCGCGAAGATGATCGCCGCTTCGGGCGAGGTCGCAGCCAGCCGCGCCACGATGATCGCGCGTACCGAGGTGTCGCGCGCGTCTACGGTGCTGACCGAGGCGCGGGCGCGCGGCATCGGCGGCACGCACTACATCTGGCGCACCAGCGGCGACGGCGCCGTGCGGCCCGGCCATCGCGAGATGGAAGGGAAGGTCTGTTCCTGGGACGAGCCGCCGGAGGTCGAGGAGAACGGCGTCTACATGCGGTTCCACCCGGGCTGCATCTGGAATTGCCGCTGCTGGGCCGAACCGATCATCGGGGATTGACCATGCCGAAGATGCACCTGACCGCGCTGGGTTCGCTGCTGTTCGAATGCCCGTGCGGGGATCTGCACGTCATCTATCCGGTCGGCTGCGCGGCGCAGCATCCGGCTCGGTGGCAGTGGAACGGTAGCCTCCGACGCGCCGACGTTTTCCCCGTCGCTGCGCGTCTCGTATGACCTGCCCTGTGGCGCTGAACACGTCTGCCACTCGTTCATCACCGACGGGCGCATCCAGTTCTGTGCGGACAGCACGCACCCGCTCGCAGGCCAAACCGCTGACATCCCCGATTGGGTCGATTGACCCGCCAGAGACCGATGAAACTCTTCCGATTTCGAACGGCCGACCACGCGTGCACGTGTGGCGGCACGCACGCGGCACCGGCGCGCGCTCGCACCCGTGACGGCGTGACCGCGTCGGGGATGTACACGACCGAGCAGATCGGCGAGCGACAGTCGATGACGCCCGAAGGCTTCCTTCTCTGCGAGGGCGTGCCTATCGCGCGGATCGGCTCGCAGGACTACGTGTACAGCGAGCTCCCCGAGCTGGAGGCGAAGGACGGAATCATCGTCGCCGAGCGAACCGCCGATGTCCTGTTCAGTCCGGAGACGCTCGCGAGTTTCGAGGGCAAGCCCGTCACGATCAACCATCCGCCGGATTTCGTGACGCCGGCCAATTACATGTCGGTCGCGCGTGGAACCGTGCGAAACGTGCGCCGCGGCGAGGGTGAGCAGGCCGACCTGATGCTGGCCGACCTGCTGATCACCGATGCCGAGGCGATTCGCCGCGTACAGTCGAAAGACCTGACGGAAGTCAGCAACGGCTACGACGCCGACTACGAGCAAATTGCGCCGGGGCGGGCGCGACAGGTGACGATCGTGGGCAACCACGTCGCACTCGTGAAGAACGCCCGCTGTGGCCCGGTCTGTTCGATCGGGGATAGCAGTTCCAACCTACTCCCGACAGGAGATTCCAGCATGGCAACGAAGAAGAAGCCCGCGCAGTCGACGCTCATGGAGAAGCTGCGCAAGGCGTTCATGACGCGCGATTCCGACGCGTTCGAGCAGGTCGCTGGCGAGATGACCGGCGACGAGGGCGAGGAGCCCGGCGACGGCCAGCCGCAGATCCACATCCACATGCCCGGCACTGCCGAGGCGAAACCGGCCGTCGCCGCTACCGGCGATGACGACCCGGCGGGTACCGGCGGCGCGGGCGCGCTGCAGCAAGTACTCGACGCGATCAAAGCGGTGGACGGCAAGGTCGACGCGGTGGTCGCGCGCGTGGCGAAGCTCGAAGCTGGTGGCACGGTGACGGGCGATGAAGACCCCGACGACGACCCGGAAGACGATCCGACGCTCGACAGCGATCCGAACGGCGATCCCGATCCGAAGGGCGCCAAAACTGGCGACAGCAAGGATCTGGCCGACGAGTTCAAGCAAGCGCTGTCCCTCGCCGAAATCCTCGCGCCCGGCGTGCGCCTGCCGACGTTCGACGCGAAGGCGGTCCGCAAGAAGACGACCGATTCGCTCTGCGTGCTGCGCCGGCGCGCGCTGCGCGCGGCGCTCGACAACGAGAACGCCGAGACGGTGAAGTCGGTGCTCGGCGGCGTGGATCCCTCGGGATTGCCGTGCGCCGTCGTGGCCGGCTATTTCAACGCGGCGGCCGCGCTCGTGCGCAGCAAGAACTCGGGCATCACGACCCAACGGACCGGCGACGCAAATCAGCCGGAGAAAAAGGACATCAACCAGATTCACGCCGAATTCTGGGCGACCCACAAGTAAGGAGCCGACATGCCCTCGTTGCAAGCCTATACCTTCCGCATGCCGGCTGGCTTTGCCGGTGACCTCCAGCGCGCCGAAGTCGCGACGATCGAGCCGCAGCAGATCGACCCGGCAGCACCCCCGACGGTGTTCGGCGTGGCCGTAAAACTCGTCAACGGCAAGATCCAGCCGATCAACAACGCGGCCGACACCGCGGCGCTGGTCTACGGTGTGAACCTTCGCCCGTACCCGATCCAGGGCAACGGCACCGATCCGCTCGGCACTTCGACGCCGCCGACCAGCGGCGTGACCGACGTGCTCAAGCGCGGCTACGTGAACGTCGCGCTCGGCGGTACGACTGCAGCCACGAAAGGCGGCACGGTCTACGTGCGCGTCGCGGCGGCCGCTGCCGGCAAGCCCCTCGGTGGTTTCGAGGCGGCGGCCGACGGCACGAACACCGTCGCGATGCCCGCGAGCTGGTACTTCACCGGCCCCGGCGACACCTACGGCATCACCGAGATCGCCGTCAACATCTGATCCCCGGCGCTGACACAGCGCTTCACCTGAGCCCCGCTGACGCGGGGCTTTTGCATTTCTGGAGCCATTGAATGGACATGTCCGAACTGAAGCACCTGCGCCGGGCCGGGGCGCCGCTCTTGGCGGCCCCGATGTCGGCGGCCGTAGCAGACGCGACGCGCCGGTTGATTCGCGCGCGCACCGCCGACGGCATGATGACCTACGACCAGCAGACGATCGACTCGACCGGCGCGTTCCTGGTCGGTCAACTCGAACGTCTGGACCAGACGCTGAACGAGCCGCTCGTCGAATACACCTGGTCGCGCGACGTCTACATCCGCTCGGACGTCTCGGCGGCGGACGAAATCGCGTCGTTCACGAACTCGGCGTACGGGATGAGCGGGGGTATCAACCCGAACGGCCTGAACTGGATCTCGAACGAAGGCAACGCCCTGCCGGGCCCGTCGGTCGATATCGGCAAGACGCCGCAGCCGATGCGCCTCTGGGGTGCCGAAGTTAAGTACACGGTGCCCGAGCTGGTCAAGTCGCAAAAGCTGGGCACGCCGATCGACGGCCAGAAAGTCGACGCCATGAACCTCAAGCGGAACATGGACATCGACCAGATCGTGTATTTCGGCGATCCGCAGCTCGGCTTCACGGGGCTGGTGAACTCGAACGGCGCGGTCGCGAGCGTGACGAACGTTCCGAATGGCGCGAAGGGCACGCCGCAGTGGACGACGAAGACGCCGGACGAAATCCTCGCCGACGTCAATGAGATCCTCACGTCGGCATGGCAGGCGTCCGGCTGGAAGGTCAAGCCGAATCGGCTCATGCTGCCGCCGGCTCAGCTCGGATGGGTCGCGTCGCAGGTCATCAGCTCGGCCGGCAACAAGTCGATCCTGACCTACCTGCTCGAGAACAACATCTGCACGCAGCAGGGCGTGAAGCTCGAGATTCTGCCGCTGAAGTGGCTGATCGGCGCCGGCGTCGGTGGCACGCCGGGCACGCTCGGCACGGTGGACCGGATGGTCGCGTACAACAGCGACAAGAAGTACGTCCAGTACCCGATGACCGACCTGCAACGCACGCCGCTGGAATACCGCTCGCTGTTCCAGATCACGACCTACTGGTCGCGCCTGGGCCAGATCGAGTGGCGCTACGGCGTGACGGCGGCTTACCGGGACGGGATCTGACATGCCGAAACTCTACGTCCATACGGCGTTCACGCTGCGGCACGACGACGGCGCGCTGGAGCATTTCCCGGCCGGCGAGCGCGATTTCCCGGAACTCGTTGCTGCGCACTGGTACGTGAAGCACCACACGCGCGAGCCGGGCGACGCGACGCCGGCGGCGGCCGTCGCGCCGGCCGACGGAGCAGAACTCGCCGCGGCGCGCGCGGCACTGGAAGCGCAGGCCGCGCAACTGGCGTCCGCGCGCGAAGATGCCTCGAAAGAGGCTGCTCGCCTCGCCGAGCTGCGTGTCGAGCTCGAGACGTTTGGCAAGGATCTCGACGCGCGCGCTGGCGAGCTCGACGGGCGCGAGGCGGCGATCGGTGCACGTGAGCAGGAGCACGCTGCTGCCGCCCGGGAACATGCCGAGCGCGTCGCGGCTTTCGAAGCCGCACAGAAGGCGTCCCAGTCGGACGCCGGCAGTCAGCGCGGGAACGGGAAGAAGGCATAATTGCCTGCCGGCGGCGCGCCGCAAATCGGCGGCCGCCGGCCCCGCTCAATCGAATAGGTGACCAGTGGACATCGCCCAGTTTCGCCAGACGTTCCCTGAATTCGCGAACACGACGCTTTACCCGGATCCTGTCGTCCAGATCTGGTTGACTGTCGCGGTGTCGCTCGTGAATCCGTTGCGGTGGATGGAGCTGACCGACATCGGCATCGGCTTGGTCACCGCGCACCATCTCGCGATCGGGATGCGCGACCAGAATACGGCAGCAGTAGGGGGCGTCCCCGGTCAGGTTACCGGCCCACAGACGTCCAAGTCCGTCGACAAGGTCAGCGCCAGCCAGGACACCAGCGCCGTAACGTTCGACGATGCCGGATTCTGGAACAGCACGATGTACGGCGTTCGCTATTACACCCTTGCGCGATCGATGGGCGCAGGTGGATTGCAGATCTAGGGCAAGACGGTCGAGGTCGCCATGGTCGTGAAGATGACGAAGGACAACCTCGACGCGGTACTCAAGTCGATCAGCTCGCTCGTCCAGCAACAAGTGCTGGTTGGCGTGCCCGACAGCACCGCCGGCCGCAAGGATGAAGGCGAGCCGATCAGCAACGCGGAAATCGGCTACATCATGGAGACCGGCTCGCCGGCGAACAACGTGCCGGCGCGGCCGCATCTCGTGCCGGGCGTCGAACACGTGCTGCCGGCCGTGACCGCGCAGTTGCAGCACGGCGTCGGCGCGGCGCTCGACGGCAAGATCGAGAAGGTCGAGCAGCGGCTTCACTCTGCCGGCACGTTGGCCGTGTCGTCGGTCCGGCTGACGATCAGGAACAACATCCCGCCGCCGCTGGCGCCGTCGACCGTCGCGAACCGCTACCGGCAGCGCCGCACGAAGGGGCCGCGAAAGGCCGAGAAGGACTATGCCGCGCTGATCGACGCCGGCGCGCAGGCGGCAGGCATGAGCCTGACCGAGATCCAGTCGGCGGCCGGCATCATCCCGCTGATCAACACCGGCGAGTATCTGAAGTCGATCACCTACGTGGTGCGGCGCCGGAAGAAGTAACTCAACACCTCAGACCTGATGGGCCGCCGCGTGCGGCCCTTTTGCATTGGAGTCGCGCATGGCGTTCCTCGACGTAACCGACGTCCTGCTCGATCCGGATTTCATGGACATGGGCCTGATCTGCAATCGCATGACGCAGACGGTTGATGGCCACGGCCGCGCGCAGAACACCGCGGCGTCGACGCAGTTCGCCGCTGTCGTGACGAGCGACAAGGGCGACATCCTGCACCGCAACGCGGACGGCAGCCGAATCATCGGCTCGATCACGCTGCACACGATGTTCCGGCTGATGGACGGCAGCGCTGGTTACGACGCCGACGAAGTCGTGTGGTCGGGCCGTACTTACACCGTCGTCAACGTGAATGACTACTCGCACTTCGGCCGCGGCTTCGTCTGCGCGACGTGCGACCTGAAACCGCTTTCCGGATGACCCCATGAACGACAGCTCGACCGGCGGATACCTGGCGCCAGCCGTCGATACGCCGCCGGATGAGGACGATGCCCTAGACGACCTGGTGCACGACCTGGTCGCGGGCGTCACGGCGCTCCCTCCTGACCTCGTGCGGCCGCGCTGGCAGCCGGTCGTCGCGAAGCAGCCCGAGCCGGGCGTCAACTGGTGCGCGTTCGGGATCCAGACCCAGACGCCGGACGCGAGCCCCGCGATCGTGCACAACGGCGCGAACGAAGGCAGCGACACATACATCCGCCACCAGGATCTCGAAGTGCTCTGCACGTTCTACGGGCCGGCGGCCAAGGGCTATGCGCAGCGGCTCGCCGACGGTCTGGCGCTCCCGCAGAACCGCGAGCAGCTCCAGCTGCTCGACATGGCGTTCGTGAACGTCTCCGAGATTCGCGCGGCGCCGGACCTGGTCAACCAGCAATGGGTGAGGCGGTACGACATGACCGTGAAGCTGCGCCGCAAGGTCTCGCGCACGTACGCGGTCCTGAACCTGAAGTCAGTGCAGGCGTCGACGACGACAGACGCGTCGCCGCCGGTCACATCCACCATAAACGTCAACCTGTAGGGGATCAGCATGTCCAACGGACTGCCGGTATCGCGCCGCATCAACGTGACGCTCAGCCTCGCGGCGCTTGCGGCGCAGGGCGCGAACCTGAACACCGCGCTCATTCTGGGCGCATCGACGGTGATCGACACGAACGAGCGGATGCGCCCGTATGCCGGGATCACCGACGTGGCGGCCGACTACGGCACCGCGGCCCCGGAATATCTCGCTGCCGCGCTGTACTTCGGCCAGACGCCGAAGCCGCAGAGCGTGTGCATCGGCCGCTGGGCAAAGACGGCGACGTCGGGCTCGCTGCGTGGCGGCGTGCTGTCGGCGGCGCAGCAGGCGCTCGCGCAGTGGCAGGCGATCACGAACGGCGCGTTCAACATCACGATCGACGGCACCGCGCGCAATGTATCCGCGCTGAATTTCTCGGGGGCATCGAACCTGAACGGGGTGGCATCGATCGTGCAGGCGGCGATCGCCTCGTATGCGACGGTCGTGTGGACCGGCAGCCAGTTCCAGGTGACGAGCAAGTCGAGCGGGATCGGCGCGGCCGCGAGCGGCACGATCACGCTGACGGCGAACCCCGCCGCGAACGATACGGTCACCATCAACGGCACCGCCGTGACGTTCGTCTCTGCCGCGCCGGCCGGCAGCCAGGTGCTGATCGGCGCCAGCGCGGCGGCCACGGCGGCCAACCTGCAGGCGTTCCTCGCCGCTTCGACGGACGCCAACCTGTCGCAGTGCAGCTACGCGACGATCGGCTCTGTCACGACGGTGACGGCGATCGCGGCGGGCAACGCCGGCAACGCGATCACGCTCGCGAAGTCGAGCAGCGCCATCACGCTTTCGGGCGCCACGCTCGCCGGCGGCGTCGCTGCGTCCACGGTCAGCTACGCGACTGCGCCCGGCTCCGGTACTGACGTTTCGGCGATGCTTGGCCTGACGAGCGCGCTCGCGTCGGCACCGGTGAACGGGATCGCGGCCGAGCAGCCGACGGCCGCGGTCGCGATCTTCCTCGACCGCTTCGCGAACCAGTTCCTCGGTCTCGAAATCGCTGACACGGCGGTGACGGACGATCAACACGTCGCGGTTGCGGCGATGGTCGAGGCCGACCAGGCGCACATCTACGGGATCACGACCCAGAATCCTCAGGCGCTGGACTCGACCGTGACGACCGACCTGGCGAGCCGTCTCAAGGCGCTCGGCTACCAGTACTCGGTGATCCAGTACTCGAGCGCGAGCCCGTACGCAATCAGCTCGTTCCTTGGTCGTCTGCTGACCGTCGATTTCAACGGCAACAGCACGACGATCACGATGGACTACAAGCAGGAGCCTGGCATCGTCGCCGAAACGCTGTCGACGTCGCAGGCCAACGCGCTGCAGGCGAAGAACTGCAACGTCTTCGCGGCGTACCAGAACAACACGGCGATCGTGCAGTACGGCGTCACGCCGAGCGGCATCTTCGTCGACTCGATCTACAACGCGATCTGGTTCAAGAACGCGGTCCAGACCGAGGTCTACAACCTGCAGTACCAGAGCCCGACGAAGATCCCGCAGACGGACGCTGGCAACGCGCTGATCGCTGGCGCGATCTCGTCGGTGTGCGACCAGGCCGTGACGAACGGCTATCTCGCGCCGGGCGTCTGGAACTCGGCCGGCTTCGGCGCGATCGTGCAGGGGCAGACGCTGTCGAAAGGCTACTACGTGTACGCACCGCCGATCTCGTCGCAATCGCAGGCGGATCGCGAGGCACGCAAGTCCGTTTCGTTTCAGGTCGCGGCGAAGGAGGCGGGCGCGATCGGCGACGTCGACATCGCGCTCACCGTCAACCGGTAAAGGAAGAAAAACACCATGAGCACCTACAGCTTTGTGGACGTCACGGCAACGATCGTCGGGCCGACGGGCGTGTTCTCGCTCGGGTATGGCGAAGCCACGGCCGAGGAAGGCATCGTGATCGCGCGCGCCGGCGACAAGAACACGATGACCATCGGCTCGGACGGTGAGGGCATGCACAGCCTGCACGCCGACAAGTCCGGGCAGGTAACACTCCGCTATCTGAAGACCGCGCCCGTCAACGCCAAGCTGATGGCGATGTACGACGCTCAGTCGCTGTCGAGCGCCCTCTGGGGCAAGAACCTGATCGAGGTCTCACAGACGGCGGCCGGCGACGTCATCACGGCGCGCAGCTGCGCGTTCAAGAAGGCGCCGGACCTGCGCTACGCGAAGGACGGCGACATCGTCGAATGGATCTTCGACTCAATCAAGATCGACAGCCTGCTGGGTCAGTACTAGTCGTCTCGCGTGTGTGTGAGCTTCGCAAATTCTCGTCGCGCGAGAGTGGCGGCACCACAAAATGCAGCGTATGCCTCGGCTTCAGTGTCGTAGGAGCCTAGGTAGACGTTCTCGCCTCGATGGCTGATTTGCGCAAGCCACCTGTCGCCGCGTCGCTTCGTGCCGCGCATGTTGTCGTAGTCGAAGACAGTATTGGCCGCGTTCTTTAGGCGCGTTGCTTCTCGAAGATTCTCCGCGCGGTTGTCTTCTTTAATGCCATTGACGTGATCGATTTCAGCAACCGGGAATCGGCCATGGTGAAGTGCGAACGCAATTCGGTGAGCGTAGACCATCACCCGCTTGCCGTTTTCGTCCTTGAACGGAAGCATGAGATAGCCGTTCGCTACGCGGCCGCCCGCAATTTTTCCCGCATACAAGCTGTTGAAGCGTTGTGCGACGGACTTGGTGCTGAAGTGGGACTCGGGGCGGACTCGCCATGTCAGATGACCCGATTGCGGGTCGTAATCAAGGCACTCGCGAAGATACTCAATCGGCAGCTCACGCATTGAAACCTCAAGGTATATATGAACAAGAACATTATCTATTTTGATAGATGCTCGGTCAACGGATTGCGGAGCTGAACATGGCGACGGAAATCGAACTGAGCGGTAAGCGGTACCAGATCGGGCGCCTGAACGCGATGCAGCAGTTCCACGTGAGCCGCCGCATCGCGCCGATCATCCCGTCGATGATCCCGGTGCTGATGAAGTTCTACGCTGAAATCGAGCGCACGCGCAACGCTGCCGCGAACGCGGCGCTCGGCGCGCTCGCAGCCGGAGAGGATGCTCCGTCGTCAGCAGAGCAGCGCGACGTTCTCGGCCTCGTCGACACGATCGCGCCCGTGCTGCAGCCGTTTGCCGATGCGCTGGCCGGCCTGAAGGACGAGGACGCTGAATACGTCTTCGGCACCTGCCTGTCGGTGGTCGAGCGGCAGCACCAGAACGGCTGGGCGAAGGTCTGGTCGGCGGCGCACAAGACGTCGATGTTCGACGACATGGACATCGGCTCGATGTTGCCCCTGGTCGTACGCGTCGTGGTCGAGAACCTTGGCCCTTTTATCAACGGGCTGCTTACCAGCCAAGCGAGCAGCCCGGCGCAGACTACGGGTGGCTGAAGTCGCTGCCCGGCGGGGAGGACTGGCTGCTTGCGCCCGTGCACGCGCAGATGTGCCGGTTCGAGTCGCTGAAGGACGGGACGCTCGACCTGGCCGACGTCGCGCTGATGAACGATTCACTCGCCGTCCGGGCGGACAACGAAGCGGCCGCGCGCCGCAGGCAGGAAAGAGAAAATGGCTGAATCGGTCGTCATTCGCGAGTTCCTGGTCGCTCTCGGCTTCAAGGTCGACGAGAAGGGCCTGAAGAACTTCACGGAAGGCGTCGAGGGGGCGACGAAGGGTGTCACGCGCCTGATCACCACGATCTCCGGCGCGGCACTGACGCTCGGCGCCGGCGTATCGGCGTTCGCGTCGAAGCTCGAACGGCTGTATTTCGTGTCGCAGCGCACCGGCGCCGCAGCGACGAGCCTGCGCGCATTCGACTTCGCCGCGCGCAATCTCGGCGTGTCGACCGATGCTGCGTTCAGCACGATCGAGAATCTCGCACGCTTCCTGCGGAACAACCCGGCCGGCGAGAGCTATCTCGCTAGCCTGGGCGTGCAGACGCGTAACGCGAACGGCGAGCTGCGCGATACAGTCGACATCATGTCGGACCTCGGCGGCGCGCTGGCGAAGATGCCGACGTGGCGCTCGGCTCAGTACGCGAACATCTTCGGTATCGACGAGAACCTGATGCTCGCGATGCGCAACGGGGACTTCGAGAAGTTCCTGAAGCAGTATCGCGAGATGTCGGCGACGAGCGGCCTCGACAAGGCGGCCGAGGACTCGCACCAGTTCATGGTGCGACTGCGCGAGATCGGCACGTCGTTCGAGAACCTCGGCATCCGCGTCGAAGGGGTGATGCTCCAGAAGATCGGGCCGCAGCTCGATCACTTCCAGAAGTGGATGGACGAGCACGGAGAGGAAATCGCGCGCCGGGTCGGCGACATTGCGAGCGCATTCGTGAATGCGGCGGCCGCCATGGGGCCGCCGCTGAAGTGGCTCGCCGACGAGTTCCTCGAGCTGGACAAGGCGACCGACGGTTGGTCGACGAAGCTGCTGTTCCTGGTCGGCATCTTCAAGGTGCTGGGCGGCTTCCAGATCATCGGCGGCATCTGGAAGATGGTCGCGGCGCTGCGCGCCATGGGTGGCGCCGCAGCGGCGGCTTCGACGGCTGGCGCGGCTGCGGGCGCCGGCGGGTTGCTCGGACGTCTGCTGCCGTTCGCGGCACGGCTCGCTGGTGGCCTTGGTCTGTTGCTGCACAGCGACGACCTGAACAGCGGCGAGGACGAAGAGCTGCGCCGGCGGCAGGCCCTAGGGCCGACGATCGACGGGCAGCAGCCGGGCGGATCGCAGGCTTCGCCGCCGCCCGCGCCCGCGCCGACTCCCGCGCAGCCCGGCCCGGCAACGGCGAACGGCGGCAGCAAACTATCGGCGCCTGGTCTCATAGATCGCGTGCGCGCGGCGATCGCCGCGGCGAAGGAGTCGGAGCGCAAGTACGGTGTGCCCTGGCTGGTCACGTTCGCGCAATGGGCGCTCGAAAGCGGGTTCGGTAGCAGCGGCCTGTCGAAGCGGAGCAACAACCCGTTCAGCATCCAGGCGACCAAAGGTCAGGACTTCGTGTGGGGCCTTGATCACCGGGCAGACGGCACGCCGTACCAGGCGAAGTTCCGCCGGTTCAAGACGCTCGAAGAAGCCTTCGATGCGCACGCGCAACTGCTCGCGAAGGGAAAGCCCTATGCGAAAGCGCGCCAGGTGATGGGCAACGCGTTTTCGTTCGCCGACGCGCTCACCGGCGTCTATGCCGAGGATCGCAACTACGGCACGAAGCTCAAGAAGATCATGTCGAACGCGCTGCAAAATCCCGACTGGCTCGCGCCGGCCGCCGGCCAGAGTGGCGCGTCGAACCGCGTCGAGATCAACCAGGACGTCAAGATCCAGGTGAGCGGATCGAGCGACCCTGATGCGACGGCACGATCTGTCGCGCGCGAGCAGAAGGGCGTAGCAGATGCTACGACCCGGACCATGAAGGGGGCTCTGACGTGAGCACGCTTTCCGACATCCTCGACGTCACGCTCGTCGGCAGCAAGAAAATCGGGAGCGTGACGATCTCGGCTGCCATCGAAGAGGTGTACAGCGACGAGGTCATCGTCACGGAGCATCCGGTCGAAAACGGCGCGCCGGTGAACGATCACGCGTTCATGCGGCCGCGCGAGATCCTGATGAAGTGCGGATGGAGCAATGCCGACTATCAGGCATTGCTCGGCTCTGCCGTCGCGTCATTCGACGACACCGGCGCGAACACGATGGCGACCGGCACATATGTCGATGCGATCTACAGCCAACTGCTGAAGATCCAAAGCGTCCGGCTGCCGATCGATGTCGTGACGACGCGCCGGAAGTACTCGAACATGCTGATCACTGGACTGTCGGTCGTTACCGACCAGAAGTCCGGATCGGCGCTGATGCTCACGGCATCGCTGAAGCAGGTGATCATCGTGAGCACGCAGGCGACGAAGCTGCCGCCGCGCGCGAACCAGGCGAACCCGGCCGCCACCGCCGAGACGCAGAACGCGGGAGCGAAGTCGGCCGTGCCGGCGACGCCGGCCCCGGGCGGATCGGTTCCTCCGACGAGCATGCGATGACGACGTTCTATGAAATCCCGCTGACGCCAGACCCTCAGACGTTCACGATCACGCTCAGCGGTGTCATCTATCGGCTGACGGTCCAATATCGCGCGGCTGGTGGCACCGGCTGGATCCTCGATGTTGCCGACGCGAGCGGCAACCCGCTGGTCAGCGGCATCCCGTTGGTGACGGGAACCGACCTGCTGGGGCAGTACGCGTATCTCGGCTTTGGTGGCCGTTTATGGGTGCAGGGCGCGGCGAGCCCTGATGATGTGCCGACGTTCGATGACCTCGGCGTTGGCTCACACGTTTTCTGGGTGACGGACTGATTACTTTTTGGGGATCGTTCGCTTCGTCGTGCCCGGCGGCTCATCTTCGGGGCCCGATCGACGGGGGCGCGGCGTAGCCTTTACGAGCCTCAACTTGAGGTCCATCTGTCGGGCGAGATTCTGGAGGCGACGCTCGACGTCCTCAAATGTATGCAGTTTCCCACTGTCGTCCGGATAGCGAGGTTCTTCCAGGCTGCGAGCGAGTCGCTCAGCGATTTCCGCGTTTAACGAACGGTTGTTCTTGGCCGCCTCATCTTCGAGACGAGCCTTTAGTTCCGGCTGCAATCGCAAGCCGAATGGGACGATGGTCGATACCGGCACTTTCTTGGTCATGGCTGCAAAGTGTAGCTAAAAACGCTTGACTGTCTAGCTCCATACTGACTACACTACATACAGGCTACATGAGAGGGGAATATGAAGACATACCAGATACCTCCTCTTGGGGTCCGGATGCCCCAGGAGCTTAAGGATCAGTTGAAGTTGCGCGCAAGCGAGAACCGTCGCAGTTTGAATTCGGAAGTTGTCCGAAGATTGGAGGCAAGTCTGGAAGCAGAAAAAGGAAAGGCCCCGAACGCGTAATCTTGGCGGATTCGCTCAGGGCCTTGTGCAGTGAACCTATGGCAAGGAACACAACGTGAAGAATCATAGCACGGCAGCAAACATTGGCAAGCCCGCGCCGACGCTCGTCGAGCGCCGGGTCATCGACCTTTCGAGCATGATGGACAATCAGGTGCGTTACATGCGCGCGCTGTTCATCGCGATCAAGGCGACGTCGGAAGAATCGTCGAAGGTCGCTGTTGATCTGGCCGCGCTCGGTCAGTGGGTGGCGGAAAATGCCGAGGACTTCCTCGACGTGGGCTGCAAGGACGTTCTGTCGGCGAGCCGGGAGGTGCACTGATGGATATCCTGCGCCTGAAAGTTGTTGGCTCGTCGCCGCTCATGATGCATAGCGACCGACTCGCGAATCCGCTTGCGCCTGAAACGAAGGCGCACAAGGAACTGACCGGAAAACGGAAAAAGACCGACGAGGATCATGTTGCGATTGCGCGTTCGGAATTCCTCGCGGGCCTCTACTGGACCGACCGTGATGGTGTCTACGTGCCTGGTCAGAATTTCGATGCAACGTTTCTGGCTGGGGCAAAGCTGCAGAAGCTCGGCACGCACTGGAAGCGCGGCGCGGTCGTAATGACCGACAAAGCGAAGCTGCTATACGATGGCCCGAAATTGCCCGAGCAGCTCTGGTCCGATACACGCTTTGTCGACTGCCGCGGCGTGAAGGTAGGGCCGGCCAAGCTGATGCGTTACCGTCCGATCTTCATGGAGTGGGCGTGCGAACTCGATTTGGCGTTCAACCCCGACGTGCTGAACGCCGAAGAAGTCCGCAAGGCGATCACGGATGCTGGCGCTCTGATCGGCGTCTGCGAGTACCGTCCGCGCTTCGGCCGATTTTCAGTCAGCTTCGAGTGAGGTTGCGATGGACAACGTAACCCTTCATCCGATCTGGCGGCAGGCGGTGCGCGACGTGGTCGAGAGTGATTTCGGCGATGGTGACGTGCTCACGCATGCATGGCTGGAAGAGCACTTCGGCATGACCGCGCTCGCTGACGATGTACCGTTGACCCCGGCCGCATATCAGGAGCGCCAGTTTGAATGGCTTCGCAACCTCGAAGCGTTCCGGACCGAGTTGCTGGAGAATCACCAGATCTATCTGACCAGTGTTCACGGACATGGTTATCGGATCACGCCTGCGTGCGAGCAGACGTCGATTGCGCAGGAGCGGTTCGAGCGCGAGGCGAAGAAGTCGTATCGCCGCGCGGCCGAGGCGCTGAAGCACATTCGCCTCGACGAGTTGAACGAGGCGCAGCGGAAGGAAAACAGTGATGCGATCGCGCGTCTCGCGATGCTTCGCGGCATGCACAAAGCAATAGAGTAATACCGAGCCTCGGCGAGCTCTGTTCTGGAACGGCTAGGCTAGGTGAGGCAAGGCATGGCAAGGGCTGTCAGCAGCGTCGTGCGCCTTCGATGAGGGCGCACTTCGATGGTGAAAGCCATCTGCGGCAGGGTAGGGTTGAGTGAGGCTAGCTACGGTCTGGCGAGGTACGGCTAGGTTCGGCTCGGTAAGGCGTGGGCTGCGAATGCAGCGGGTTAGCGGTTCTTCGAGCCGCTCTCCCGGTGTGCTTGCGCACCGCGCGGTTGGACTTGGCATGGTTTGGTCCGGCTCGGCAAGGTATGGCACGGTCCGCCAAGGTTTGGTCCGGTCCGGTTAGGTCCGGCGCGGCATGGGTAGTACAACGGCTCCGTTCGCGGGGCCGTTTTCATAGGTAAATGCGATGGCCGAACAGTTCGGACGGAAGTTCTCACTGATCATTGGCCCAGACTCCGGTGATGCGCTGGATCTGTCCGGCCTGCGCGTCGTGTTCCGCGTGCAGCGCGGCGACACGCAGACGCCGAATTCGGCTCGGGTACGGGTATATAACGTTTCCGACAACACGGCGCAAAGAGCTGAAAGCAAGGAATTTACGCGAATCGTGCTGCAAGCAGGATATCCCGGAAATTTTTCAATCGTCTTCGACGGCTCGATTGTGCAGGTGCGGCGCGGGCGCGAGAGCCCGACCGATACCTACATGGATATCACGGCAGCCGATGGCGACATGGCGTACAACTTCGCCGTGGTGAATACGACGTTGGCGGCCGGCGCGACGCAGGCTGACGTCGTCGACGCATGCCTGAAGGCGATGGGGAAGTTCGGCGTGACCGCCGGCTATATCGCGGATCTGCCGGCGAACCCGCTGCCACGGGGCAAAGTGCTATTCGGCATGGCGCGCGATCACCTCGAAACGGTCGCGCGTTCGACGCAGACGCTCTGGTCGATTCAGGACGGGCAATTGCAGATCGTACCTGAGACGTCGTATGCGCCCGGCGAGATTCCGGTGATCAACGCGAAGTCGGGCATGGTCGGGATGCCGGAACAGACGGCGAACGGCATCACCGTGAGGATGTTGCTCAACCCGGGCGTGAAGATCGGTCGCCTGATCCAGCTCGACAACTCGAGCATCCAGCGGTACGAGTTCAGTTTGAGCAGCGCCGACGCAGTCGCCAATCGAAATACCTCGCTTCAAAACAAGATCAATGGCGACGGCTTTTACTACGTGATGTCGAACGAATTCTGGGGCGATACGCGCGGGAACGACTGGTACAACGAGGTTATTTGCCTGGCGGTCGACGCGACCGCACAGGACCTGAATCTTGTGAATAAGAGCGATCAGGGCGTCAGCGGCGTTGTGCCGCCAAAGCTCGGAGTGATTGACCCTTACGGCTGACGGAACTGCTGCTTGTAAGCCGCGATGTTCTTTTGCCGCTGCTCTTGAGTCATCAGCGGCCCGAGAACGCGTCCGTCTCCGTTGTCGAGGACATCGACTCGATACAGGTTCATGAGGTTCACGCTCGGGAGAAATGTCCCATCGTTACCGACTATGACGGCCTCCGCTCCGGAGGGCTCGTTCGTTCGTGCCCAACAACCCGCAACCGGTTTTTTGAACGACGGATTGAAGATAAACGCGAGTCGCATGTTTTCGTGGTTCGCGATAGCGAGCGGGCACGCGACTTTCGGGTCGAGCATGTACAGCATCGAAGCGTTCTTGATCACACCGTCGACAGGCGGCTTCATCGCCATGACATAGGCCTCGCTCGTTCCCGCGATGGCGCTTGCGCAAGCGAACGACAACGCGACGAGCGTTGCAACAGAAATTTTTTTCATTGTTCCCCCGATGGACAGAAAAGAACGAATCGACGACGAGCTGGCCTCGTTGCGCGCGATGCTGCGCGGCTGGCAGGTCGGCATTTGGACGGCGCTCCCCGGCGTGATCGAGTCGTTCGACAGTGATTCACAGACGTGCGCCGTTCAGCTGGCGATCAAGGTCCCGGTCCGGGCCAACGATGGCACGGTCACGACCGCCGCGCTTCCGCCTGTCGTCAACTGCCCGGTGCAGTTCCCGTCAGGCGGGAATTGTACGCTGACCTTTCCGGTCGCCCAGGGCGACGAATGCCTCGTCGTGTTCGCGTCTCGCTGTATCGATGCCTGGTGGCAATCGGGCGGCGTGCAGGAGCAGGCCGAATGGCGCATGCACGACCTGTCGGACGGCTTCGCGCTGCTTGGCTTCCGGTCGCGGCCGCGCGCGCTGGCCAACGTCAGCACGTCGTCCGCGCAGCTGCGCAGCGACGACGGAAGGACGTTCGTGGACCTCAATCCGTCGGCGGGCACACTGAAGTTCGCCGCGCCGACGAGCATCGAGCTCGCCGCGCCGACCGTTACGGTGAACGCCTCTACGTCGCTGACCGTGAACTCGCCGCAGTCCGGCTTCAGCGGCGCGGTGATCGTGCAGGGGCTGTTCTCGTTCCTCGGCGGGATGATCGGCAGCGCGGTGAGCGGCGCAGCCGCAGTGATCACCGGCACGATCAACTTCATCGGCACGCTGACCGCCAACGGGAAGCGCATCGACGACACGCACACGCACCCGGATGCACAGGGCGGCAACACCGGCCCAGTTAACTAATCACCCGAAAGCCTTAGCCGAACCCCGCCTCGAGCGGGGTTTTTTGTTTCAAGACTGCGGATAGGCCGGCCAGCCGAAAGCGCGCGTCCTGGGCGCGTTTCCGCAGTCCCTCATGCCCAGGGATCTGCAGGAGATTCCCATGAAAGATTTTCCGTTTCCGCTGGTCGTGCCGATCGACGGCGAGGCACGCGCGTCGACCGAGATCATCGCGCGCGGCGTCGGCCTACAGCACAAGAACGTGCTCGAACTGGTCCGGCGCTATCGCTCCGATTTCGAGCAACTCGGCCCACTCGCATTTGAAACGCGGAAGGGTCGCGCGCTGCCGCAGGGAGGCCGCGCCAAGGCCACCGAGTACGCGATGCTCAACGAGCACCAGGCGACGCTGCTGATCACGTTCATGCGGAACTCGCCGAAGGTGATCGCTTTCAAGATCACGCTGGTGAAGGAATTCTTCCGGATGCGCGACGAGCTCGGGCGACGAGAGCAGTCGCTCTGGCAGCAAATGCAGGCGCTGATTGCGCGTGAGGTCGAATCGAAAGTGCGTGCCTCGTTCGGGTCACACCTGATGCTGGCCCGAAAGCGGGAGTTACCCGGCCTCGATGCCGAGCGCGAGCTGATCGAAAGGCAGATGCAACCGTCGCTGCTCAACTGACCCGGCCCAGAGCCGGGTTTTTCGTTTCTGGGACCCCATGCGATACCGAAAACTCGACGTTGACGACGACTACGTCTTCGGCGGGTCGGCGAACGACTTCCTCGTGAACTCGCCGGACGCCGTCGCGCAGGCCGTGATCACGCGCCTGCGCCTGCTGCGGGGAGAGTGGTTTCTCGACACGACGGTCGGCATGCCGTGGGAAACCGACGTGATCGGAAAGAACACGCAGGGCACGGCCGACGCGGCGATCCGCGCATGCATCCTCGGCACGACCGGCGTCACCGAGATCACCGCGTACGCGAGCGCGCTTGACAGCACTACCCGCAAGCTGACCGTTACGGCGACGATCACGACGCTGTACGGAACCACCACCATCGAGACCACCCTGTGACGACGACGCTTACTACTGTCGCGGCGACCATCGACGCGAACGGCATCACCGCGCCGACGTATGCGGACATCTACGCGTACTTCCAGGCGAAATACCAGGCGATCTATGGTACGGACGTCTATATCGATCCCGACAGCCAGGACGGCCAGCTGCTCGCCGTGTTCGCGCAGGCGATCGCGGATTGCAACTCGGTCACGATCGGCGTCTACAACTCGTTCAGCCCGGCGAAGGCGGTCGGCGCCGCGCTGTCGAGCAACGTGAAGATCAACGGGATTCAACGCGAGGCGCCGTCGTATTCGAGCGCTGACCTGACGCTGGTCGGGCAGGGCGGCACGACGATCACGAACGGGATCGTGAAGGACGGCAATAACTACCAGTGGGCGCTCCCGGCGACGGTCACGATTCCACCGGCCGGCCAGATCACGGTCACGGCCAGCTGCACGACGATCGGTGCCATCGCGGCGCTGGCCGGCACGATCAATCAGATCGGCACGCCGACGCGCGGCTGGCAGACGGTCACGAACGCATCGGACGCCGCTCCGGGCGCACCGGTCGAGCAGGACCCTGCGCTGCGCGCGCGGCAGAGCGTGTCGACGGCGTTGCCGTCGCAAACTGTGCTCGACGGCATTGTCGGCGCGGTGGCGAACGTCCCGGGTGTCACACGGTATCGCGCCTATGAGAACGACACGAACGAGACGGACAGCAACGGGATTCCGGCGAAGCGGATTGCGATCGTGGTCGAGGGTGGGGACGTGAATGCGATCGCCAATGCGATCACGGTGAAGAAAACGCCGGGCAGTGGCACGTACGGCACCACGACGGTCGTCACGAGGAATCGATACGGCATGCCGGTGCCGATCAATTTTTTCCGGCCCACCGATGCACCGATTTCGGCGGTCGTCGCAATTCGAGCGCTGACCGGTTACACGACCGCGATCGGTGAAGCGATGCAGGCTGCCATCGCCGCGTACATCAACTCGGTGGTAATCGGCGGCGGCGACGCTCAGGCAGTCGAGTGGGATGACTGCATCACGGCGGCGAAGGGCGTCACGGGTGGCAACACGTTCAAGATCATCAGTCTCACGCTTACCGGTCCGCGCGGCGCCGGCTCGCCTGATGTCGCGCTGCTGTTCAACGAATCGGCCTCGTGCACGGCTGAGCAGGTGACGATCACGACGGGGTGAGCATGGCAGATCTGGACGATTACACCGCGCTGATCACGTCGGAGCACCGCGACAAGCCGAAGTTCATGGCCATGGTCGAGATGTTGTCCGCGCCGCTCGTCGACGTGATGAACGTGCTCGGCGGCATGCCGGCGCTATTCGATCTCGATTCGGCGGTGGGCGATCAACTGGACACGCTCGGCGAGTGGATCGGGCTGAGCCGCAACGTCAGCGCGCCGCTTGCGGGAATCTATTTCTCGCTGGACGTCGATGGTCTCGGTTTTGACCAGGGCGTCTGGAAGGGGCCATTCGATCCGGAGACGGGGCTGGTGGCGCTCGACGACGAGACCTACCTGATGACGCTGCGAGCGAAGATCGCGGCCAACCATTGGGACGGAACGCCTGACTCCGCGGCCGACATTCTCGACGCGCTCGCGCCGGCCGGCACGCTGATCTTCCTCGAAGATCACTGCGACATGTCGATCGCGATCAACCTCGCGGGAATTCAGCCATCGGCGCTGTATCTCGCACTGCTGAAGCAGGGGCTGCTCTCGCTCAAACCCGAGGGCGTCCTAGTCAACTACCAGATCACCTCTGCCCAGGGGGCACCCCTGTTCGGGTTCGATATGGACAACCAGTACATCGGTGGCTTCGACCGGGGCGCGTGGGGAGTGACATCGCTCGCGCTACCCAACCAGCTCGACTACACCTTCATCCTCGATCAATCGATCCTTTCCTGATAGTTCGCGCGCGCATCGCGCGCGAGCATGCAATCTCCGTCCGGAGTTCAAATGTCTGCAGAGAACGATTTTCTTCCCTTCGCCACTGGCGCAGGGGCAAACGTATTGTCCCAAGCCGCGTATGAGCAATTGACCGCGCTCGGCACCGGATTCCTCGGAGGCACCGCTCAATCTGCAGCGCTCAACAAGGTATGGCGCCAGGGAAGCATCGTGGCTGCGGTGATCGGCCAGTTCATCACGACGATGACCGGTCAATCGGCAATCGACGATGGCACGACGGCGACCCTGTTGGCCAACCTCATCACGGCCGTGGGTATCGCCGGAGCGAATCGATCGCAGCTCACCGACACGGGCGCGGCGAACGCGTACGCCGCGGCGAACCCGGTGCCATTGACGGCGCTCCCGACGGCCGGCGGCGTGACGCAGGTACTCAAGATTGCCAACTCCAACACGGGTGCGTCGACCTATGCACCCGATGGTCTCGCCGCTGCGCCGATTTATGGAATGGGTGGTGCGTTGCTGCAGGGCGGTGAGATCGTCGCGAACGGCGTCGCTACGCTGGTTTCATACGTCGGCTCGCAGCTGAACGGCGGCGCGTTGTGCTGGGTGTTGATCGGGTGCACGGGGGGCGCGCTGCAGGTTGCCGATGCGACCGCCGCCAAGCACGCCGTGAGTAGTGGTCAATTCGAATCACTCGTGAAGGGCTGCATCGCGGACGTCGCGACGTCGATGGGCTTCACGGCCGTTCTCGCCACGAACGGATTCATCAAGTTCCCGACGTGGCTTGGCAGTTGGATGGTGCAGTGGGGGGCATTCACTACATCCTCGGCGGGTTACTCGAACTGGGGGTTCCCGCGCGTTTTCCCGAACGCTTCGTTGCTGACCTGGGCGACGCCACAGATCTCGAACAATTCTCCGATTTCAGTGGGCATCAACCAGAGTCTATCAAGTGCGGCGTCGATTCCTGTCGCCACCATGAATCCGTCAGGCGGATACACCGCTGTCGCATTGAGCATGCTTTCGATTGGATACTGATATGAGCGAAAACTACGTTACTTTCGATGCGAACGGCGTGGTCACTGGCTGTCACGGCGAGGCGCCCGGTGCAGGCGTAAACGCTATCCAGATCACGGACGCGCAGTTCTTCGTCGTGATGCGGTCGAAATTCGGTTGGCAGGGATGGACCGTAGTGAATGGCGAGTTGACGCCGCCAACGGTCGCGGATCCGTCGCCTGAGGATCTCGCATCTCAGGCGCTCGTCACTGCTGCACAAAACGCGTTTCTGTCCGGGATCAAGATCGTGAGCGGTAGCACGCCGGCAGTCGACGGCACGTACGCAGTCGATCAGGTGAGCCAGATGGACATCCTCGCGATCGAAACCAGCATCAACGCTGGCAAGGGATTCCCCGGCGGCGCGGCGACCTTCAACTACCCGGACACGTCCGGCGTGATGCACACGTTCTCCGAGACCAGCTTCACGAACTTCGCTGCAGCGGTTCGCGACTACGTCTACGCGCTGAAGTCCTGCATGAGTGGGTCGCTCTCGGCGCTTCCTTCGCAAACCTCATCGATCGCCTGACCATGAAAATCTTTCAACGCATCTTCGCGGTGGTTGTTGGTGCATTGGCGGTGCTGTGCGCGTCTCCGGTCGATGCCCAGTTTGTTCCCGGCCAACTGCTGTCGGCGCAGCAGCTCAACCAGGCGTTCTCGAGCGTCACCTCCAACATGCTGCCTATCGGCGGCGGCACGCTTACGGGGCCTGTCTCCGGTCCGTCGGCATCGTTCAGCACGCTCTCGGCGACCGGTGGCGCGACGATCGGCAGCCTCTCGGTGACCGGCTCGCCGATCTCGATTTCGTCGGGCGGCACGGGATCGAAGACGCAGGCCGGTGCGTTGTCGTCGATCCTCGGGGCGTCGTCGATTCCTCTGTCCAACGGGGGCACCAATGCGACGACGGCGGCCGGCGCGATCGCGAACATGCTGGCGCCGACGACGCTTCCGATTCTCGGATGCGATACGACGGGCAGCACTGACGCGACGTCGTGCCTTCAGACCAAGATCAACACGCTGTCGGTCGGCGGCCGCGTCAAGGTCACGGGGAAGCTGCTGATCAGCGGCAATCTGACGGTGCCCCCGGGCGTATCGCTCGAGGGAGACTGCGTACTGCCCGGTACAGTCGGCAGCAACACAAGCACGCCGTACGGCAGCCTGGCATGCGGCGTGTTGATGGTCAGCTCGTCGGCGACGATCAACCTGTCGGCTGGCGCGAGCCTGAAGTCCGCGATCGTGTATCGGGCTGGCATGACGTTCCCGGCGGCCGACAGCTCGGCCTTCGCGGGAACCGCGGTCACGGTTGCTGGCGACGACGCGGCTGTTGACCACGTGATCATCATGGGGTTCAACAAGGCGGTCTACGTCAACGGCTATCAGCGTCCGCTGCTGAACTACATCTACGGAGACAACAACAACGGGATCGAGCTGACGTCGGTCTACGACATCGCACGTATCACCAACTGCCACTTCTGGCCGTTCTCGACCGTCGCTGCGGGCGGTTCGACGTCATCGCTGCAGCGCTCCGGCACCGCCTATTACCTGCACGACAGCGTTGACGCGCCGATGCTCGTCAACAACTTCTCGTATGGGTACAACGTCGGATTCCGGTTCCAGAACATCAGCACGGTGAATGCGGTCAACAACATGGCCGACAACACCGGGTCCTATTCGGGATCGACCGGGTGGCGGTTCGACGGAAACCTGAACGGCTTCACCGGAGTCGGCAATTCGGTCTGGAGCCAGGCGGTCGGCGTGTTGGTGAACCTCAACGGTTCGCAGATCGTCGATCTGTCGAAGATGTCGTTCAACACGAACACGACGCATATCAGCGTCGCGGGCGGCAACGTCAAGGCATACGAGGCGGAATTCTTCAATTCCACGACGCTGCTATCGGTGTCGAACGCTTCGTCGATCGTCGATTTCGATCACAATACGTTCGTCAACAATACGAACTATGTGACGGCATCGGTCGCAACGACGAACGTGCGCATCGGACACGACAACATCAATTTGTCGGCGGCCGCTGGCACATCGCTCGCCAACTCGAACGTGAAGAGCCCGACCATCGCGTCGGCCGATCCGTTACCTCTTCCGCCGTTTGGCGATACGTTCATCGTTTCCGGCGCAGCCGGGTTCGGAAATCTCGCAGGTGGCTGGGCCGGTCGAAAGGTCACGCTGATTTTCACCGGCGCGCTTACCGTCTTTTCGAGCATCGGCAGCACGAACAGCATGTTCCTGAAGGGCGCGCAGAATTTCGTGACGGGCCAGAACAGCACGCTCACGTTGGTGCACAACGGTACGCAGTGGATCGAGGTCAGCGCGCAAGGTCAAACGCCTTCGTTGCTCGGCCAGACGATCGTGGCGAATCTTCCATCGTGCTCTGCGGCATCGCTCGGGCTGATGTATGCCGTCAGCGACGCAACATCGCCGGCATACAACTCGACCCTCACTGGCGGTGGCTCAGTGGCAATACCCGCTTTCTGCAATGGGTCGTCGTGGGTCGCGCACTGACCGCCATGGCTACCAACAGCCAAAGCCGCCTTCGGGCGGCTTCTTCATTTCCGGGGGATGAATGACCGACAACGCATCGGCACGCACGCGCGTCGAGGAGCGGCTGCGCGCGGGTGATCGCCGCTTCTCGAAGCTCGAGCAGCGAATTGACGCGAGTGACGCAGCGGTAAAGGCACACCTGCAACGGCAGGACGAAAAGATCGACGCCATTGTGGCTTCGGTGTCGTTGATCCAGACGAACACGCAGTCGATGGTCGACACGTGGGAGGGCGGCGCTCGCGCGGTGCGCGCGTTGTGCCGCCTTGCCGATGCATGGCGCTTCCTTGTCCGTCACGTCGCTGGCCCGACGCTCGCATTCGGCACAGTCGGCGTGATCGTCTTTCGCTATATCCGACACGAACCCATCCCCGATTGGGCGAACGCGGTCGTGAAACTGCTTCTGGGATGACCATGACACCACAAACCCTTTCCGCCGCGCTGAAGATCCCGCTGGTGCGCGCGACGCCGTGGGCCGACCCGCTGTCGGCCGCGATGGCGCTGTATGCGATCGATTCACCCGCGCGGCAGGCTGCGTTTCTCGCACAGTGCGGGCACGAGACGGGCGGCTTCCAGTGGCTTCGAGAGATCTGGGGGCCGACCGCCGCGCAGCGCGCGTATGAGCCGCCAGCCGCGAAGGCGACCGAGCTGGGCAACACGCAGGCTGGTGACGGCTTCCGGTACCGCGGCGGCGGCCTGCTGCAGATCACCGGCCGCTACAACTTCCGCGTGATGGGCCAGAAGATCGGCATCAATCTCGAGGACAACCCTGAACAGATCGTGCAGCCCAGCGTTGCCGCCGAGGCATCCGGGCAGTTCTGGGCGGATCATGCCCTGAGCGCGTTCGCCGACGCCGGCGACTTCCTGTCGATCAGCCGCGCGATCAATCTCGGCAATCCGCGCTCGGCGGCGACGCCGAACGGCATGCCCGACCGGCTGGCGCTCTGGGGTTCCTGCAAGAAGGTGCTCGGCGTGGCCTGAACCGCCAGTTTGCGCGTTTGCGCAATCTCGCAATCCCGCCCGGCCGCGCGCCGGGCGTTTTCATTTCCGGACCAAACATGACCCGATGCAGCCATGACGTCGCGCTCGAGCAGCGCTGCGAGAAGTGCACGGCCGAGGGCCTCGCCGGCCTGCCGAAGATCGCCGGCGAGCATGCCGTGCGCGTGACCGACGTCGAGATCGAGTACTACCCGGATCACCCGCCGCGCACCGAGTCGGCAACGTTCCGCCGCACGAAGAAGGAGGGCCACGCGGCCGGCCTGCGCTGCGCGATCAGCGGCCAGCCGGCGCCCGAGTATCACCACCTGTTCTGCGAGTGGGCTGATTCCGATGCGATCGACTGGGCAACCGTGCGCGGCGTCGCGCTGGGCGAGGTGAAGGAGCTGCCGGTGCTCGACCCGGCTACCGATCAGCCGACGAAGGAGCTGTATCCGGTCGAGGAATCGTTCCTCTGGCTCGTCTGCAAGCTCGTCGAGCTGCGTGGCTTCGACTGGCACGCGTTCGATCCGGCGAAGCCCGAAACCTTCGTCGACGCGATGACGAACATGCTGCCGCTGTCGGCGAAGTTCCACCGCTCGCCGACGCACGGCATCCATCACCGGTCGTTCCCGACCTTCGTGTTCCAGGCGTTCCCGCGTAAAGCCGGGTTCGTCTTCACCCCGGACGAGCTCGTCCAAGATCGCAAGGAGTAGCCATGCCCATGAAATCCAGCCTCGTCAGCGGCGGCATCACGCTCGGCGTCACCGACCTTATCCCGACCGTCGACTGGGCGCTCGGCGGCTTCCACGGCGCTGTACCGACCAGCGCATCGTCGCTCGTCGCGACGCTGATCGTTGCCGGGCTGCATGCCGCCTATAACGTGCTCGTCGCGCGCGCGGCCGCGAAGGCCGAGCAGCAGTAACCGTCCCGCCGCGCGCCGCGGCACTACTCCCGAAGGAAGCCCCATGAAAAAGCTCATGCCGCTCGCGGCAGGTATCGTCGCGTCTCTCGCAATCGTCGCCTGCAACTCCCTGTCGACCGTCCAACAGCAGTTCCAGACCGGCTGCACGATCGTCAACGGCGATCTCGCCATCCTCGCGACGTCGCCGCTGCTGAACGCCGATCAACGGGAGACCATTTCCGGCGTTCCTGGCGACCCATCGAAGCCAGGGATCCTGCAGGCAAATCAGGCCATCTGCAAGGCAGGCGCGCAGCTGAACGTCGCCGACCTGAAAGCGTTCCACGATTCGCTGCTGCCGGCCGCGATCACGATCGTGCAGGCCGTGCCCGCGTTGCCGCAGCAGCAGGCCATCCTGCTCGGGCTCCAGACGTTCGGGCCGATGGTTCAGGCGCTCATCGATCAGATCCTGACGACGGCGCCGGCGGCCGCTGCCTCGACGCCGCTCGCGGGTGAGCCGCTGCAATGACGCCGCGCGACTATGCACTGCTGGCCCAGGAGGCGTATTCCGCGAAGCCAGACATCGGCAAGGCCGACAGTGCCTCGCGCGCGATCGTGCGACAGACGGCGGCCGGCCTCGTCGTCGCCTTCCCGGGCACCGACAACCTCGACAGCATGGTGGCCGATCTGGACGTTCACCCGATCGACGTGATCGGCATCGGGCAGGTGCACCATGGTTTCTGGGCCGCGTGGGAAGCGATCGCCGCACCGGTGCTCGCCGCGGTCGCCGGCCGCCCGGTGACGCTCGTCGGACACTCACTCGGCGCCGCGATCGCGATCATGGCCGCGTCGGCGATGGTGGCCGGCGGGAACCCGCCGGCGGCGGTCTACGGCTTCGAGCCGCCGCGGGTGAGCACGAACGGCAGTGTCGCGGCACTCCTCGCGCAGGTGCCGCTCTGCCTTTACAAGAACGGGAACGACATCGTGCCGGACCTGCCGCCGGACTGGCATCACGCCGGAGCGGTCCAGCCGATAGGGCGTGCGGCGCTACCTTTCCCGAATGTGACCGATCACGCGATCGCGCGGGTGATAGCGGCACTCGCTGAAATCGAATCGCCGGCTAGCGATGCGAGCGTGACTACGACGAGCTGACGGCATCTGCACGCTAGCGCATCCCGGCGCGCCTCATCTCTTCGCGTAGCAGGTGCATCAGCCGATACAACTGGCCCTGTGCGCCGGCTAGGTCACCCTTGTTCGCGACGTTCTTATCGGTGTAGAGGTACCACTCCTCGATGCGCTCGAGAGACTGGCGGAGTGCGCGGATCTCGAGGATGAGCCAACGCACTTGAAGGTCGGTGTACTCGCGCCATAGCGCTCGAAGCTCGGCATCGGTTGGCGCGTCAAATTCCGGGACCGCCGGCCGGAGCTTGAACCGCGGATCCGTGAGTGGAACCCGATTGCGATCGATCCTGGTCGCCTCGATCGGCACGCATGTGCCAAGGAACGTCGATCGAGGATCCTCGTCGATCCAGTGCTCAAATTCGCGTTTGGTGAGCTCGACCGGGGTCCTCAGGCGGTTCTTCTCGCCCTGGAATCCGTACTCCCAGATGTAGGCCCACTGTGGCTTGATCACGGCAGAAACACTGTATAAAAACACAGTGTATCCCGGGGTAAGATGGGTCAGTCAAGATCGAAAATTGGGGACGGCTATGTGCACAAACTACGTCGCGCCGGGCGAAGACCCGGGCCTGAGCGAGCTCAAGATCGACAGCTTCCGCGACCTGTACCGCTGGACGCCGTGGAAACCCGAGATCTACCAGGACTACGACGCGCCGATTGTCGGATACGTCGACGGCCAGTTCAAGCCGCTGATCGCCAACTTCGGCTTCTGGCCCCGCGCGCTGCAAAAGGCCAATGTCGAGAAGGCGAAGGCGGCGGGGCGCAAGCCGCCGATCATCCGCAGCACGATGAACGTACGCGACGACAACCTCGGCAAGTCGCCTCTGTACGGGCCAGCGTGGCGCGCCGGGCGTCGCTGCCTGATCCCGGCGAAATGGATCTACGAACCAAACTGGGAAACGGGCAAGCACATCCGATACAGGATCGGGCTGGCCGGCTGGCGGCCGCTATGCGTCGCCGGCATCTGGCGCACGCTGGCACGCCCGGACGGCACGGACCAGCACGCCATGGCGATGGTCACGGTCAACGGCGACGAGCACCCGATCATGAAGCACATGCACCGGCCAGGCGACGAAAAGCGGTCGGTGGTGATCCTGCGGCCGGACGACTGGGAGGAATGGCTGACGACCTCGAACGTCGAGGCGGCGCGCGCGATGCTTCAGCTGTATCCGGCGGACGACATGGCGGCCGAGCCGGCGGCATCGGAGTGA